CGTAAATGAACATCAGGGGTGTTCCTCCGACCACTGCTGGCGGAGGGTGCGCCGATGCGCTAAGTCACACTCCCCAAGGCGCCCCACCCGTCGGGATCGTGGTAACAATGTCTGTCGCCGAGAACCGTCCGGTCATCTGGTGCGGAGGCGGGCTGACGCTGTACAGCGAGATCATCGGGAACACGATTCCGCTAATGCCGCTGAACGCCTCGCCCGTGTTCGAGTTCGGATCGCCGCTGTTCTGCCACGTCCCGTTTTTTGCAAACCACAATTTGCCAGCGCGCAGGAAGACAGCGATGCGGTCGCCGGTTGTGTAGGCTGTTCCGTAGCTCGCCAGAGAATTGCTGTGGTACGACTGGCCAGTTTGCTGGTAGTACGCCCAGCCCTCTGAGTCCTGGCCGCACGCATTCGCGGAAACGGGAGCGGCGGATGTAGCAACGCCAATGGTGCAGAACGGGGACGTTGTGGCTTCGTCAATGTAGATTTCAAACATACGACCGCCCGGACTGCTGGAATCAATGCCGAGCGTTGCCTTCACCGATTCAAAGAAACTGGAGATGCCGGTGCGTGTGGCGGTCAGGTTGCCATTGGATAGCGCGATGCCGGCTGCGACGTTTGTCGTGCTCCACGTCGTCTTCCGGTGATTGGCGGCGGCCCTCGCCAAAAGAAGCAGACTCACCAGATTCTCCAAACATCAATGTCTGTCTGCTCAAGTCCACGAGCATCGTAGATGGCCGTCGTCGTCGATCCATTGGCCGCGCGCAGGGTCACACCCGATCCGCCGACGATGGAGACGGTGCCGGTCGATCCCTGCGAGATCAGTATCACTGCTCCGATGGGGAATGCGACCGAGCTATTCGGCGGGACAGTCAGCGTGAAAGCAGATGCGTGTGAGCAGCGTACGTCATAGCCGTTATCGGCCAAGACGAGGGTATAGCTCGAACCCGCCTGATCGTTGACGCCAGCCACGTTGACCGCGCCGGCCGGGCCTGTTGCACCGGTAGCGCCCGTCGCGCCCGTGGCACCTGTGGCGCCCGTTGCGCCCGTTGCTCCGGCAGCACCTGCAGGTCCTATCACGCCGGTCTTGATAGAGCCATCAGCGATCAGGACCGTCCACTTCTTCCCGTCGTACTGCAATGTCGACCGTGGAGCGAGGTCAACATCAACTTCTTGATAGCGATTCGTGCCATCGAAAATCCGAACAATCACGCGCGCAGAAACTGTGTCGCGATTGACGATCCTACCGCCAACCACCTTGTTGACCTTGCCGCTTGCCGGGGCGCTGACGGCCGTCACTGCTGTCGTGTTGTTCGTCACGCTCAGCAGCGATACCGCATCAATGTCAACCGTTTCGGTTACATCGAACGTGATGTCGAGCTGATTCGTAGTGACGGCGCCGCCGAGAACTACCTCGACTGTCTTGCTGGTTGTGTCGAGCAACATCAGTACGCCTCCAATAGCACAATTCGACGGGCCGTCGTGCTGGAGCCGCCCGAAGTAGCGGCAGCAACGAAGGCTGTCGTCGCAACTTTCGTCGAGTTGTCGCCGGGTGATTGTGTTGTACTGGATAGCGTAGCTGCACTTACTGGGCCAGTGAAAGTGGCGCCTGATAGATTGGCCTTAGCATTAAGCGCGTCTTGCAGGTCTACCTGTGATGAAAGTGTGCCTTCAATGGTCCCCCATGCAATTGAAAATGTACCGCCGCCGTTAGAAATATTTACCAACTCAGCGGCAAGCTGCTCATCTTTGGCAGCTAATGCATGCAGAATATCATTGATGTAGTTGCGCTCAATGTCCGCATTACCAAATTTTACAACAGTAAAGTTAGAAAGGTCAATTGGCTTTGGCATTATCCACCAGTTTTAATAGACAAGGCTTTGATTATGGGTGCTCCAAACTTGTATAGAAACGCGCCCATGCAAGACAGCACAAAAACTATGCCGCCTAGAAAACCTTTGTAGCGTGTTATCTCTTCTTGGATAGAAGACAGTAGTTCCAAAATCTCATCTTGCTTTTCTGCGCGTTGTTCCGCATGCTCAGCCATGGTTTCTATTTGCGTTTCTACAATAGCCAAGCGTTCGTTTATATTAAGCATAGTATGGTCCAGTGTTAGTTTCTAGGAGAAGTGCCCTTCTTGCGGCCTTGACCTGAATCAATACCACTGTAATTAGAAGAATTCAAACTGCCTGTGTTCACAACAAAAGAGCGCATTCCACCTCCACCATCCCATAAACCAGCGCCGCTACCGCCGCCTGCTTGGCTATAGCTGAAGTGATTACCTGCTCCAAATGATGGCATAGGAGCCTCTAGTCCATAATGCTCTGGGCTATACGGGCCTTCATATTCGGGGCCGCTATCTGAAGAATAGTCAGTAAATTCCGGGTACTCGTTCTGATGACTATCTCCACCTAGTCCCTGATAACCAGAAGCATATGGGCCATAGTTGGAGAAGGACGGCATTGTCACACGCTCACCAGTCCATGGATCAATTTGCTGGTTATCAAATCCAGAGGTGTCATTCAAGTCACCAACAGTGACTGTGCCTGTGGGCGCGTCTCTATGGAATATGTCCTTGATGCCTTGCCACGCTGGCATGACAATGTGCCTATCTACCCACGGCGCAACCATGGCGCCGATTGGGCCCGCTATAGCGCCACCAATGGCTCTATCAGCAACTCCTCTACCATATCCCGCCCACGCGCGACGATCCCCCTGCAGCATCCTACGTGCCTGACTGTCCCTCCACGGATGATCACTGCCGGCATTGTAGAAGCTGGGCAGAGGTACAGGCGAGCGTATACCTAGCTCTCCTAAACCCCTTCCTATTCCCATACCGACGGCAGTGCCAGTAAGTTGGCGCCCTACATCAGTAGGCATTTCTCGGCCCCATGATAGGCATTACAGTGCGCCGCTGCTGCCCATTACGAATCATCATAGGCTTGGATGGTAGTGATCCCTGAGCCCCCATTTGGCCGTAGCCGGGAACCTGTGGCCTGCCAGTAGGAATTGGCATCTGCTGTGCAGGCATAGAAGCCACCTGCGCGCCCGGCGCGCTGGCCGGCATTTGTGGCATTACAGGCCCTTGTTGCATTCCCATAAGCTGACCTACACTGGCGTTAACGCCTGTGCCCATCGCAGCCCCCGGATTGGGCCGGTCATAAAGACCGCTACCACTCGCAAACTGCGGCATAGCAGCACGGTTGTGCATTGGAAGGTTGGGATTGCCACCAGTGTAGCCGCGGAGTTGCTCAGCGCTCCTATTGCGATAGGGAGCACCATCGCCATACATACCACGCATACCATATAATGCCGATTGTGGAGTGAACATATCTATTTCCTTATAGTGTAGAGAGGTCTACGTTTCTGTATTTACGAATGAGCGCATTGATTTCCCGCTCGTTTTGTCTAAATCTACGATTGGCTTCGCGTTTCTTAGTAGGGTCGCTGATACTCTCTATCAGGTCGCCTTGCAAATCTTTACTCAAATCTCCAGAAATGTCTTTAGCTTGCAGCGACTTACCTCTAATCAAAGCTCTGGACATGTCATCACTAACGCCAGAGGCCTTAAGGAGTTTTACCAAATCACTGCGGCTAGTGCCCTGCGCCTTTGCTGCTTCTACAGCAGATGCTAGCTTATTGTAAGGCCCAGCTGCCTGCTTTAGGCTGGACACGAAGGCCTTCTCAATTCTTTCAGGACTACTCTGGAAATCCTGCTTTAGCAAGGACAGGTATTCACTCTTGGCGTCATTGATGTCATTCTTGGCTTTAGCACCAAGGTAAGCACCAATATCCTTACCGACATTGAATTCATTTACACCTAGACCAGACGCCACAGCACCAGCAAGCCCCGGACTTTTTACTTCCTTAGAAGCTAGAATATTAAGAATTGTCTTTGGTTCTACAGGCTGAATTGCTGTGAGCAATCTGTCTGCAGCCTTAGTGGTTAGTCCCAAGCCTGTCAATGTCTCCATACTGCTGTTGTAGAATTCGGGAGCTGTGTGCTTGATTCCCGGAGCCTTGGCAGCTGCAATATTTGCAATAGCCTTCCACATTGTATTAGGCGCCCATAGGCTGCTAACATTATCAGCACCGAGCTTTAGACTTTCCATAGCGCCTTCCTTGTCTCCTTTAGCTGCCTTAGTAGCGGCTTCTATGAAGTTGCGGGCAGGCATAGAGATAGGACCGTATGGATCAGGCCGACTCAAGTCAAATGAGTATTCGCCAGCTTCTGGATGTAAGGGGTCTTTGACAATCAAAGGATCAGTGTTCTTGAGGAAGTCGTCCTTCTTCATATACTTGCGACGAGGATCGTCTTCACTCATCTGCTCAGTGGCAAGGCCCATAGCTCCAGCAATGCCTGCTGCCAGCATAGCAATCTGCTTGTTCTGTGCCGCAACACTGGCCGAAGTTCCCGCGAGGCGCTTAAAGCCATGCCAGAACAAGTCAGGTTTGAAATCGCCTTTAACACTATCCGCCATATCCTTAACGCCAATAAGGGCGTTATTCTTGGACGTACGCGCAACCTCTGCGTAGTAAGTTGCGAAGCGCGTAATGCCATAACGTTCCAATCCCTTGATAAGCTGTGGCGCTAAGGACGGAGTGATGTTAGTGTCATTAATTCTATCTGCAACAGACTGTTTAATCTGATCTTCAGATAGGCCCAGATTATACTTCTCATTGTGCTGCTTCCAGAAATCCGCTTCATTATGCCAGTTGGCAAGCTTGGTCCAAAGGTCCATAGCCCCATAGACCTCTTTATATGTTTCCAGAGGAATCTTGCCTGCGTCCAAAGCCTTCTTCAAATACATGAGAGGGTCTGGCTGGTCAGAGGCGGTCTTGATGTACTCGGCCATACGACTCTTGGCGTTGTTCTTTTGCAGCTCTTGGATGTGGGAAAATTCCAACAGCTTATAGCGCAGAGCATCCTTGACGTCAGGCGTCATAGAGCTGCGGCGCTCAATAAGCATGCTATCAAGCATCGTCTTCGCGCCCTTACTCCACATCACTGGATTGATGTTTCCATTAGAGAGTAGCTGCAGATGTGAGCCAATGAAGTTGTTCGCGAGATTACCAACATTGCCTAAGACAGACGCGAGCTTGGTAATACCCGCCACTTGCGTGATGCCCTTACCCACTTTAGCAGCAGCATTGACCATCAGTGAAGCGCCAGACCTGTCTGCCAGAGCACTGTCCAGCAAATCGCCTACAGCACTGTTCATAGTGAACACGCTGTCCACAGCCTTCTTGGTATCGGGGGAGACGAACATTCCCTGCAGAGGGCCCATCTTCTCGCCAGTCAATACTTCAGAATGCTCCTTGGTGCGATTGTTAGAGAACAGGCCAGAAGTAAGACCAGTCTCACGCAGGTGATTCTGCGAAGCCAAGTTGGACATGTAATTATACTGGGCACGAATGGTCGCCACTTGCCGTGCAATTGGTTCTGTCACCTCTCCCCAGAAATTGCGCAGCTCTTCTGGCACATGTTGCAGATGGGAATACACGTCCGCACTTCTACGCATGCCTGCGTAGTATTGGCGATTGGTATTGCCCTTCTCACCAAGTCCAGCAACGCTACGGACAATCTGGTCGAGAGTATTCTCTGGGTCAGTCATCTGACGAAGCTTCTCAGCCACGGCACCAGCCATCGCGAGCTTTCGATCCTTAGGATCGAGGCCTTTAAATTGCTGATCCGGCGCAAGGCCGGTATGAAACTTGTACAGCTCCTCCAAGTCTGCGTTCTTCATAGACGGAAGCTTATCCGTCGTAGGCAGCCAGTGGTTCTGCAAATACTTCTTAGCAGCATCCACATCCTTTAGAGAGCGCAGCTCAACATCAGAGATTTCTTGGCCAGCTGCGATCTTAGCACGGGCATCGTCGGCAAGCTGAAGCTTCTGCTTCATGTACTTAGTGCCCAAATCCGCCTCGTACACGCGCGTCTGGTAGCGGCCAGCATTCTCAATTATTTTGTGAGCGATAGCCTCATGCTCTGGCGTCTTATTAGGATCAGCAACAATCTGCTCTGCAATCTTTACAGAGTTGTCGTAGTTGTTAAGGATTTCCTGCTTGACAACAGCCTTGGCTTTTGGGTCGAGGCTCTTCAGTGCATCAATGTCACCAGCAAGCGCCTTGCCTACAGCCTCTCTATTGGCAGACGTAACAACAGCCTTCAGGCGATTACCAGCCTGCGCTGCTTCCGCATCACCCACAGCAGAAATACCCTCGCGCACGTTGCGCGCCTGAGTAGCTAGTGGCTCTAGTCCCTTCGATCTAAGTATAGTTTTGCCTAGGCGCTTTGCGCCAACAAGACTATCCTCCACAGAGCGCGGCATCGCCTGCTCTCCGAGGAAATCCAGATTGGGAGCGTCTACGCCAGAACGCTGTGTGCGTTTAATGTCACGCATAGCTGACGCGTCCCTCTCGTCAATAGACGAGAAGAATTTGTCATGCGCTTTGTAGAGCATATCGTAGGCAGTGTCGCCCTTATCTGACAAGCCGAGCAGCTTGCTGAAGCCCTTTGTAAAGGCATCAAATACACTCTTTGCTTTGCGAATGTAATGATTTCTAATCTTGCCCAAATCCAAATCGGCGGGTTTGATTGTCTTCAGATAGTTGCGGAAGTCCTGATTGGAACGCAGTTCGGCACTAAGTTCTTTCAGATTGGACATGCCGTAAATACGGCGGCCGTGGCCAGCGTTAGCCTCTTCCCTAGACTTGCCACTGGCTAAATCGCGTCTACCAATCTCAGCAGAATTTTCTGTAACATATTTCTCTAATGCGCCATGCAGTTGATTTAGGTCTTTGTAAGCCTGATGTGCAGTACCACGCAGCTTGCCCTGTTCCCCAAGATCGAGTGCCATATATGTAACAGCGTGATCCACCTCGTGAGCTAAAGTAGCTAGAGAAGCATTCTTGTTCAGAAGGATGGTATGTGTTACTGGATCATACAACGCACGGCTCTGCGCAAATGGTAGATTGCCATGAGCATTAGCTCTGTCTACAATCTCTTTGTGCACAGGATTGTGGGCGTCATTAATCTCAACCTTAACCTCACCGCCACCAAAGCGGCCCATAGCAGTTTTCAGTTCTCTGATATGCTGCTTCGCTTCCCCATCTGGAATATTCACAGAGTTGATAATACCCTCAACAACGTCTGTACCATGGAGTTTATTGGAAGCCAGCTTGTCCATCATAGTAGCAGGAATGTTGTGGTTTTTGGCAAACACGCCAGCACCTTCTGCATTCCTAATTTCATCAAAGCCCATAGGAGCCGCAGCTGTTATACCAGCGCGACGAGATTTCATCTCCGCAATACTCTCTTCTAAAGAGCGCGGCTTGTTAGGTACTGGCGCTGTCGTAACAGGCTCTTTGCTGTAAGGCTTGAATGTGTTAGGGGTATCACCAGTGTTGAACATGTCAGGCTGCTCTGGAAACGGCAGCTGTGTCTGAGCCTGCTCCACAACCTCTGGCTGTGTAGGCTGAAATAGGTCTTGCTGTGGAGGCGCAATGTCTTCTACTGGCGGCCGTGCTTCTGGCGCCGGCTCTTGCCGAATGTCTGGGTAGAGGTTTTCATTCTGCAGTCCGAGCGCGCGTCTTGTTCCTGCGTCAGCAAAAGCTTGGCGCATTGCTTCGTTAGGAGCCTCTTCTGTATATCCAGTGGGGTTGTCCGGCGTCCCTTGGATAGTAGATTCCACAGGCTGCTCATTGCGAGGTACACCAACATCCCAGAAATCGGGATGAGGAGAAGAAGCTTCAGGATTGTCACCAGCTGCATGTTGTTCCTCAAGTTGGCGTAGGCCTTGTTCGCGTGTAGCAGCATCCGCAGCCTCGCGCTGTGCGCGTAGGCGCTCTTGGCGCTGCTGGAAATAGCTTTTCTCTAGAGCTGCCTGCTGATCTGGGTTGCGCGTGACAGGAGATTGTATGTCCTCAGCACGGCGAGCTTCCGCCAAAGAGGCGTCCACAGGCTTACCAAACATATCTCCCTGCACCGCGGATTCACCAGACGTGGTGAACATATCTGTTTGTTCTGGAGCTGTGCGGCGCTTGATAATATCTTCTTGGCGCTTAGCAGCTGCTTCAAAGTCGTAGGCAGCGGGCTTCTCTCCTGCTGCCTTAGCAGCGAAGTCCATACCAGCATCAATAGCTGCGTCGCCTGTCTTGGCTAAGTCGGGCATTGCCTTCTTAGTGGAAGGGGCCTCTTTAAACAGAGAGCCAAATGCACCCATACCAGCAGCAACTTCTAAATCCTTCTTTGTAATCTCTTCACCAGACAGCTTCTTATCTGCAGCAGTTAGAGCTACGCTGCTAGGAATCTGTACAGCTGCGCGCTTAAGGACGCCCCCCAAGCCGGGGGCTGCTCTGAATAGCAAGCCAGAAGCGAGCTGCGCTTCTGTAATAGCCGTGCCCTTGGCTAGATTTTTGTAGGCATCGGAAAGACTCTTGCCGTCAGTAGCCTCATCGGCTGCTTCCATAGGAGCAAGGCCAACAATAGATGTTGGTAGAATACCGCCAGCAATATTACCAGCGTCAGCACCTAGTCCGTGTGCACCAGAGCGTATTTCATCGCCTGTTTCACTCAGCGCCTTAGCGGCAGCAAACGCCGGATTGCCCTCCCCAAGGGAGTTTAGTCCTCCAAACGGCAGCTTCAGCAATTCTGGCACAGCACCTGCGGCAACAGCCACACCGCCCAAGCCCTTTAGAGCTAGGCCAACGCCAGCCTTAGTTTCATTACGAACTAGGGTTTTCGCACGTGCTACATATGGGCTGTCATTTGCAAAGTCGTTTGTATCAGCGCCCGCTTCTACATTCTTCCACGCGTCAGTGGAGCTACCGCTCTGGACATTATTGAAGTCGCTCTTAACATTGTCAAACGTGGGCTCTTTCTGTAGATTGAATTCCGTCTTGTCGTCAGCAAAGCCCTTGCTTACAGCAAGAGATTTTAGACGAGCGTTAACAGCCGCGGGATCAGCCCCGCGGTTGATTGCGTCTAGTGCCTTACGCTGGAGAATTTCAAATTCTGTCATTGATGTGGAATCAAGTCATCGAAGCCGTCAGGTTCTGCATCTTCAGGTGCACCAGCCGCCGCAGCCGCAGGGGCTAACAGGCCGGGCGTCGCATACTTTGTAGCATCATCAGCAGTCATCTGCTTATAAAATGCCATCTTCTCAGCTAGAGAAGCTTGCTGTGCCTGATACTGTTGTAAGATTTGGGCATCAGCTGGCGTCTGCGTAGGCTTACTTCTAATGTCTGCAATCTCACCATCTGTAATGGCGTCTGCGCCAAACATCTGCTTAGTCATGTCTGCCTTAATCTTCATCAGCTGTGCTGGCGTCTTTAGATTTGGCGGAGGCGCAGGCTTGCCCTTTGGCTGCGGATGAAGAGCCCTCTCGGCCTCTGCTTGGGCCTTGGTTGTCTGTGCGCCAAGAAGGCCAATCTTCGGATCGAGCATAGCCTGATCGACAGCCACCTTATGCTCACGATAGGCATTGAGTCCTGACACCTTATCAGCGTTGATTTGTTTATCTTCAGGCGTGCCCGGATAGCGCTGGCTTGCGCCCGACTCGGAGAAGCCCATAATGTCACCAGAAGGCGTCTGCACAAAGTGCTTGTATTCTGGATTCTTCTCGGCATACTCCTGCTTAGCTTTCAACACTTCTAGCTGTAGGCGCTTGGTGAGTTCGAGCTTACGCTCCATAGCCTCGCGCTCGTCCTTCTTCTCATAGTAGCTGTCAATCCCCTTGCTCAGGGAACCGAAAGCTCCAGCCAATCCGCCTAATAGTCCAATGTTCATTGCATACCCTCAAATGCTGGCATAGGAGCGCCCTGTGGGCCCATAGGGGCTGCCGGAGGCATAGCCTCGGGGGCAGGTGCTGGTGACTTCTTGGAGGCCATCTCATCGGCGTGTAGCGCCTTTACTAGGGCCCCCTTAACAGCTACCATAAAGCGCCCATCTAGTATGCTTTGACCCAATTTAGCCGACAGGAGTTCGCAAACTTCCTTAATCACTTGGTCAAATACACCGCCTTCAGCTATCCACGCCTTCGGGTCTACTGGAAGCTTGTTCTTTATGAGGGCCTTTTTGGCATGAAGAAAGTCCTGTGTCAGGGCCTTAGCCAGTACGAGCGGAGCGCGTGGCCCCGCTGCCCTCATAGACTTAGCCAGCCTATCAAGTTGCTCTTTGTGGTGCAGGATAGGCGCTAGTACGAGGTTTTTAGCTAGTTCAATGTCGTGCTCAACGGCCATATGGATTTACTCCCAAAACTCCGCGCCCTTCATAAGAACTAGGATAGGCACCTTCTGGATCGAAGGCATAACCATTAACAGCCTGCGTAGCAGGTGTCTTTGGAGCTAGCAATCCAAATAGAGAGGTAGGATTGTTAGGTCCATGATCTGTCGGCTTAGTGTAATACTGCTTGTATTTACCATAAGCATCAGAGAGCTGCTTACCATGAGCCTGATAATACTTCTCATCTTCTGCTTTCTTAAATGCATATTGCTGCTCAGCAAGCTTCTCGGCCATGAGCATCTGTTCTTTGCTCATCTTACCGGCCATAGCGCCTTGTGCAAAGCCCGCCCCTGCCTGTAGCAGATAGCGGGTCCAGTCAAACCCGCCGCTAGAAGAACCAGTTGCAGTAGGGCCTGACGAGGCATCGCCGCCATAATCACTGCCATCCCAGCCCGTCCAATCAGCATTGGCATATGGATCAGAAGCATTCCATGTGCTATCGTCTCCAAAGTTACCGTAGTCGTCGCTATAGTTGTCACTATAGTCACTGGTGCCCCAGCTGAAATCATAGTCGTCCATTAGCGACCTCCGCCATAGCCCGGATAGGGCTGCTGTTGATAATTAGGAGACGAATACCATTGGCTATTCTCCTGCCAATTAGGAGCAGCCTGTCCGCCGTTAGTGCTGTAATTGAATAGATTGTCGTAATATGATCCGCTGTTCTGGTTGGCAAAATCAATGTAGCCTTGGAATGACTCAGGATCATTGATAGCGAACGGGTTGTCTGCATTGTTAGCATACATACCATGTGTAAAACTCTGGTCACCAAGAAGCAGGCTACCGCCAAGATTGAAGGCGTCGCGCTGATTTTGCTGCCTATATCCCTGCTGCGCCATGTAGTCTTGGAAGCCACGATTGAGGCCAGCTTGCTGTCCATTGTAGCCAAGAGTGTTCATACCTAAGCGGTAGTCTTGGTCAGCATTGTATATACTAGCACCAGCAGCCTGAGCTGCGTTGCGTTCCGATGTGGCATTGTCTTGGCTATTAGCTAGGATGGTGTTAAGGGCACTGAGATTTTGGCCAGCAGCCGCGCCATACGCTCCCGCGTCTGCCTGAGCAATAGGCATACCAGCATTAATGGCAGCCAGCTGTGAATTACCAGCAGCCATGCTACTATTCAGTAGGCCCCTAGAATTGGCCATGTCCATACCAGAACGACGAGCGTTCTGCATGTAGGCGCTATTGCCTGCTAGCAATCCATTTAGCTGATTGCTGACAAGTTCGTTCGGCATGACAGCGCGTGTGTATGCGTTGTTGCCAGTGTTACCACCAGCATTAGAAATGCCAGCCGGGAGGTTGTTGAAGTTTCCTATGCCTGTGGAATAGGTTCCCGACTGGTTGTACGTACCGTGGCCAATGGTATCATTTGGGGGTGAAGTAGGCATTACTCGTCTCCTTTATTCTCTGTGTACTGAAGCATTAACGCCTGCAACACAAATGGTGGGCACACGTCAGCATAAACAGGATCAGTGATGTATGCTGGCTGATTGTCTGGATCGTATGACATAAATCGCATAGAGAAGCTTCTTCCTCTAGCAGCAATCTGCGCCATACTAGTTACGGGGTTATAGTCGTAAGACAGCGTTTCCGCTGGCTCAATGGGCAAACTTGTTGGAACAGACTCTCTATCTGTCGTGTAAAGTAGGTTGTTTTTATTGTAGTCTTTATCAACTCTAACCTTGATAGGCGCATACCCTAACGATAGCCCATGCAGTCGTATCTTGCGTGGATTGTCGTAGTTGTAAGGCGTGCCCAAGAAGTTCTCATTACTGATGATGTACGCCGGAATACCAACACCATTATATGTCCAACTCTTTTCCATTTCGTAGGCGTAATACTCATCGAGCGGTACAGATTCGGAATAATGTGACAGGTAGATATGTTCTTTACCAACGCTGTCCACAAAGCTGGTCTCTGCTCTAGGCGTGAAATACCCCAAAAACAGACCATCCTCATCATACAAGCTATCAGCTTGAATAGTGAACATAGGCTGCTGCTCTGGTCCAACCAGCGTCATTGTCAGACGGTAACCATCTCCAAACTGTAGACGATACTGATTCTTAGAGCGCACCACATAGGCCGTAGTTGGGCCTGCTGTGGCATTTGCTACTCCCAGAGGATTGGTAGCACCGGATAGGCGCGGCAGTAGCCACGGACTAATCATATAGGATAAGCGCTGTCCCTCAAAGTCGCCATAAGCAGCCGACTGCTCGAAGAAGGAAATACCTCTATACGAACAGTAGACAGGTCGGCCAATATCGCCGACAGTAAATTCAATAGCCCCCTCGTACGGATTGAGCATGTTAAGTGCAAAGTTATCTGCACTAGTGCCCACTAGTCCCTGAATGCTATCTTTACAAAAAATGCCCAGCGTAGTGCCCTGCATGCGGGCAAAGCCCGTTACAGGATCGCCTGTGTCAATCTCTACACCACCGTCTAGCCCGAGAAAATCTAGTGGATTACCAGTTACAGAGAGTAACACTGCACCAGCTCTATAGCCAAGAGCCAGATGAAACTGGTGACTTGCTATATGCCTAGGCTTATCTTTAGTAGCATCCGACTGTGTGAATATACGAGTGAAATAGAAGCCGTCATAAGCAAAGGCTCTGCCAGCTCCCGACACGCCGTACATCCCCTCAAAATCCTCATCAGCAAAGAAATTGGAGTTGATGAAAGAATAACGGCTGGAAGCTTCCTCTAGCTCTGCTAGTGTATCTAGGCCATTGTAAACCATCTCAGACGACATTGTGGCAATTTGCAATCCGGTGCCCAGAGGACCCGTCCACACCTGATCGCCGTCCTTAATGTAAGTGCGTGTTGCTGCACCATGAGGCTGTATGTTTGTTACTTGCAACGTACCTGATGCACCTTCTTCCCAAGCATTGTCATCTGTGCTGGTGACAAAAGCGTAGGTTACATCAGCGGTGACGTCATCCACTCCGTCATAGAAGTAGTATTGCGTAACCTGCTGTGTGAAGTATACACGCACTTTAACGTCATATAACTCCAGCACATTGGTGTTGGAACTACCGCTGCTAGACGGCTGCATAGTGACATCCATGCGTAAACCTAGCGTACTAGGATCGAGAACCGCCTTCATGCCCGCAGCATCAAGCCCCCACAAATCCTCTGGACCACCAAATACAGTGGTGCCATTAAAATCGTTTGGAGGAATTTCAAGTTCGTACACTGACGCGCCTGTAATGTCTGTACCACTTGTTTGCAAATGAGCTGCAACAGACAAGTATCCAGAAAAGCTGGGCACGGCTCGATTGACGCGGCGTATAACAACCTCTACGCCCCTGACTTCTGCTCCAGCTATGCTGGAGATGTCAGGAATATCTAATGCACCTAAATCAATGTGTGGAATATTTACAGGAGCAACAGTGCCTGTGAGAGTGCACTTAGCACGATTGACAGTGCCAGTCTCATTGTTTACAGACGCAGGGACATTACCAGCAGGAGTGATGGACCATGTGCCAGTAACTTGCCCGCCAGTGCCAGAGGCATTAGTTGTGGAGCCTGTGGTTCCGTGACCATCCGCTGTAGCTACGTCTGTGGTAAAGTTGGAAAACTTTCCACGACGAGCGGCCCGAAACGGGCCATATGCAGTGCCGTCTTCAAAATTAATTTCAAACCCCAAATGCACATCTTCCCAGCCTCCAGTATAGGGAGTGTCTAGGAAAGACGTAGTTTTCCACAAGCCAGCATTTGTTACATGCTGATCCGCAGGCATATCTACTAAAGTGAAAGCTGCGCCATCCGCGCTATATGCGCCATTAGATGGGAGTATGCCCGCTAGTGTAATAATCTCCAAGATGCCTTCAGCATCCGAAGTAGCCCAGTCACCATGTAGCAAGCGCACATTAGCAATGTAAAAAGGCTCGTTCGCAGGGTCTAGGCTAGTAGTATAAACATTTGGATAAATTTGATCTGTTGTGCTAGAATTGAAATATACCATCTGCAAATCTTTGACAGCATACAAATCGTCCTTAAAGCCGTGAAGGCCAATAATCGGATTGATAGCAGCGCCGGGATAAGTGACGTTCGCGGCCATCTGTTTGTAGTAGGTATTTTTTGCGAGTGTCAGCGCCTTGGCATCACCAGTGGGTGTATAGCCTTCTTCAAAGGACACGATAGCAGAAACAGTGATTGCTCTATTGGTGCTCGGAACTTCCAGTGAAATAGTGTTACCAGCGTTAACGGCTGTCAGCACTAGTCTCCACTCGTCAAAATCATACACGATGATTAGCGATTTAGTAGAAGTCGTGCTAACTACAATACCTAAAATCTTTTCACGTCCAGCAATGCGCAACGCCTCCAATGCTAGAGGCGCGTGCGTAGGAACTGCGTGTGTTAAGTACACAGAGTTGGTGTATGCTAGAGATGCATTAGCACTCCCATCATATGGCTCATATCCGTAAATGCGAGAGTACCCATTCCTATCCGTACGCTCAAAATTAAAACAGCCACTGAGACTTCCGCCATTAACTACAACCTTAGGCGTAATGAAATCTAGTCCACTGTCTAGGGCGATAGCTGTGGGCTGGTATTGGCTATATGTCGTCATCAGTACAGAGGTGCCGGACGGAAGTAAAAGGGATTGCGAAGTTCTTGCTGAATAGTTAGCAAGATGTTCTTGTAGTTTTTGTTGGCACGCGAAGCAACCGCGGGCTGCTCATCATACTCACCATAGTATGTCAGAGCCTTCCACATAATCATGTCTACATACTCATCAGGCATTCCTCTCGGAACATCATTGGCATTTTCCAACTTCTGGCTGCCACGTATGTAGTTAAATTCAATCGTATAAGGCTTATCAACAGGAGGATAAAATCTCCAGCGCCCCATGTTGTCTTCCGTTATAATGCGCGGCCTGTTTGGAATAGCGCTTGCGTAGTCGTAACGCGACTGGAACACGCCCCACGGTACATATGAAAGCGCACGCTCACCCGGAGGAGTAGGGTCTTCGTGGTTAATAATACGGAAAGTAGACTGGTCTATCTGGCGTATGGACTTGACAAAATCATCCGTGGCCGTCTCTTCTGACCAATCGTAGCTCTTCCAACTGTGCACATAATTGATGTAGTTGTATGGCGTCTGATAGGTAAAAGAGAACGTAGTTAAGACAGTGGACGTTGCTACATTATACAGGCCAATAGTTACACCAGCCGTGGCATCTTTATAAGCCAGTATACCCGGAAGATTCGCTTGGCAAACAGGTGCAGCCGCACATAGCAGTGCCGACCATAGTGACCAGCACTTAGTAGTTTCACTATTGTCTGCGTTAATTTGTGTGCCGATACCAGAATCCTCGATAACACTCAGAGACAGGGCTCCACTAGTAGTGCTCGGAAACATATCCGTAACTACCATTACCGATGCCGTATTGACAGAGATTGTATCACCCAGATGTGTAGTGGAGTAGCGTATGTCCACCAAACTATCCCCAATAGACACGCCGTTGCCTGCAGTGATAAAGCCACTGAAGTCTACCTTGTAATCTACAGGGGTGATAGAACCTGTCGTCACAAACTGATTGCCAATGTCATCAAAGCGGATGGTACCAGATATAGTTTTTGAGCCTTCAGAAGTGGCGACGTCCAGACTAAATGACACATCAAATTCTGATACGGACGCTTCAGCATGCTCAATAAGCTTGGCGAAGAAGCTGCCAAATACACTGGCGTAAGAAACTTTTAAGGTGACAAATCCCTCGTCAGTAACTTCCTTGCTATCAATTCTGCCGCTAATAAGTGTGTACGTGTTGCTCACAGTAGTCTGGTTGTTGGTTATAGTGACAGAGCTCACAACATCGCCTACGTCCATAAAGCCGGCTGCTGTATGAGCAGCGCTGCTAGACGTGGTTACAATAAAACTTACGCGACCATTACCTTCGCGTGTCAGGCGCTCACCGCCAGCCTTAAGGCCGAAGTCCAGCACATGCTGGTTGGTGTAGCTATAATCATCATAAAGCAAATCCATATAACCCAAGTAATGCCCACGCTGTCCAGTAAACTGCTCATTGGGATATTGGGAACTAACGACCTGTACGCTACTGACATTAAGACCGCTCACTTGTGTGGAGTCATCAACGTCAATCAGCGCCGCAGGGTTTATATTAGCAGTGCCCGCAGTAATAGGGGAAGGTGAATAGAACATGATCCCCGGAGTGATGTTAACAACGGCAGTTTCGTTAAGCCACTGCCAATCATTAGCGTCTTCCTGAATATCAAGCCACGCGCGCTTAACCCACTTCTTAAAGCGGTTTTTCATAGCTTCGCTATTAGTAGCAAAGTCTGACCCATCTTCCCGGAAGAGAGTTAGTTCTTCTCCAGATTCGTCGATAGTGTCATTGACTAGTTCTAGATATGTTTTGGTAGTCTGGGCCATTCTTTATTCCTGTAAGAAGAACGGGGCTTACGCCCCATCCTCGGTCTGCATGATGCTCTTTAGAAGCTTGGCTCGCGCAATCTCTTGGCGGAGTTCCTTAACTTCGGAGTCCTTCGGCCAATAGCCGTGCTCTTCCTCAAATAGCTTCTTAGCAGCAATCTTTCGTTCTCTCTGCTTTTCGCCACCCGGCCGCGGGTCAGGTCCCGGCGTCGTATGGATTAGAGAGAATGGATAACTATCCTGCAGCTGTTCCGTCTTATTACCAAAGTCGTCCGTACTGATGCCCATTTCCTGAGCGTTACGGAGCATGGCAATAAACTTAGTGGGGACGTCTACATCGACACTGAAAGGAATGAAGATGGAAACGCCATTGATAGCAGCGAAGAACGGGAAAGTAGATCGCTGTGGAACAGGGTGCACTCGAATACGTGTCCAACCCGGCTCAGGCAAAACATCTGCCGAAGCCACTTCTCGGGCGAAGTTCTGCTTTGATGCTGCACCAACTATGCGATTGATAATGTCTTCTTTAGTATCATCACGCGATAGGCGCATACCAAAATGCTTACTTGCCTTCTGACGCAATTCTCCAATGGGGAGAATTTCAAGCTGTTCACGCAGTTCTTTTAAAATAACACTCATGTTTAGCCTCTTCTTCGGGAAGAGGGCTCCCATTGCTGAGAGCCCTTTCCTTGGTGATTGTTGCTAATTGCCTTGCATTTGCCTTACGGCGCGTTACCGTTGTAATCCTCAATGACCGGCTCGCCTTCAACCTTGCTACCCGAGAACGGATAGTTGGAAGCAGACACACCAAGCAGAGTGGTACCCGGATACGCATACTGGTACTTCACGCGGAGCGAAATACTGCGGTTGCCCGTAGTATACGCCGTTCCCGCGTTAGCGGAGAACGTCAGGATGAGGTCCTGCACCGTGGACTGTGGAGCATACGGCGTAACAGCAAAGCTGTCAATTGCCGTCGCCTCTCCATCAACACGAGCAAAGTTCTTTGCGCCCGTGGTGTTGGTCTGAAGCACTGTCGCAGCCGCAAGCAGACAAGCATCGCTTGCCGTAGTGCCAAGCTTGCCCGCGAGCGCCGCTGAGGCGTTCGAGTCAAACTTGTCCAGCGTGAGCTGGAACTGCGTAATAACGACGTTCTCGCCAATCTTACCAAAGTAGATTTTATCTCCACTAGTCGGATTAACACCATCCTTGAACGTATAGGTCAGCGTGCATTCTGCAGCTTCGTTCTGTTCCGCTGGACGAAGGCGTGAGTTTGCAAGATAAGTACGAGTTTTGAAGTTCTTAGCCATTTGATTCTCCTATATTAGCCAAGTGCCGTTGCTGCAACTTCGAGACGAACCATCCACTGTTCCGCAAGGCGAACAGCCTGATAGTAAATCTTCCACGAAACACTGCCGCGCTGGCCCATGGCATCGCCCGGCGTGCCCATCTTAGGATTGGTCACAGCCATTTCGACTGCGGACACACCCTTCAGAGGAACAGTACCGTACGCGTTCTTGGCAACGATTACGACAGGGTAGACGTCGGCGCTGGTGCCGGAAGTAGAGCGCATTGAGCCTGCAGTACCACCAGCATCTGCGAAGGCAGACAGCTGCGGCGACAGGATGAAGCGAACTTCATTCACCTTGCCAATTTCCCACTCGCCATCAATAGGAGTGCCGCTGCCATACTTCTCGACAGGGACAAAGCTATCCATGTTGCGGATGTCAGTTTCGAGGTCGATGTGCGAGAAGCCCACATAGCTCGAATTGACAGGCTCAGTGGCAATATTCGGACCAGCCGCAAGACGCGTGGTGATCTTCTTGCCATGATTGCGCTTCAGGAAATTAACCGCCGCATTAACCAAGTCTAGGTCAATCGGGGTATTCACATCCGTACGCGCAATGCCGTTTGCGTAGTAGACGTTGGTGCCGCCACGGAGAATACCCCAGAGGATAGCTTCCTTAGTGGACGCAGCCTGATCCGCAAGAACGGTCATGCAATCGTCCAGCACCTTATCTTCATGCAAGTCTGCAATCTTATCAGTGTACTGAATCCATCCACCAAACTGCGCAATGACAGTGGTGACGTCTTCATAAACCAGCTGCTCCGGTGGCGGAGTAACACCTTCGGTGATGGTCTGGGTCGAAACAACAAGCGGACGCACACGGCGCCATTTAATCACTTCGCCCACATTCTTAGGCAGCGGAGTGACAAGAGCATACTTCTCCAGAACGAGAATCGGCTCGATGCGGTCTAGCATTTTAGCTACCGCATGGATACCAACGCGAGGAGAAATATCACCATAAGTGACAAAAGTGTCCATTAGATATTTCCTTTACTAGGGTTAAGTTTTATGTAGTGATTTCCATGCTTCTAGGAAGATTGCATCCGCATCTTCTTTCCGTACCGGACCCTTTGGATCAATAGGGCCTCGTGCTGAAAGAGCTGGCGGAGACTTTACAACCGTAGGAGCGCCTGCCTTTCTACCACGCTCTTCGACAATCTTATCAACTGTGGAAGAACTGGGTGTTGGTGCAAGCGAAGATGCAGCGGAAGCCTGAGTTGGGGGCTGTTGTGTACTAGGCTGAGCATACCCAAGGCGGATCATATCGTCTGCATAATACCGCAGTACACCGATAGCGTCCTTTGCCTCTACTGAATGAAGGGCTGTGTTTCTAATAGCTTCGGGGGCAATGTTCATCACCCAATGCTTGAAAGAATCACTCGTCACCACTTCTTCATAGTTGCTAACCTGCGCACTAAGCGCCGCTCTTTGTTCCTCTACATATTGCTGATGATTATACTCATACAGAGCATCACCAGACTTTCGGACCTCCTGTAGTGCGTCCTTTAGGGGACCTACAGCAGCCTCTACTTCTGCCTTAATCCGAGCCTCCACCGCGCTAGCGAGTTCAGGGTCGTCTTTGTTCAGAGTGGCCCAGCCCTCAGGAGTAGTAGGGGCTGGTCGTGCTGGTGCGGGCGTTTCAGCCGGCGTTCGACTTGTCAATTCTCGTGTTAATTCGAGAATCTTCTTCTGCATGGAACTGATTCGACCATTGTTACTAGCCCACTGCTGATATGCAGCTGCTCGCTGGTTAATCTCTTCCAGTACGTGTGCCCGCACGTCTTCGGGCACTTTCTCTACCCAAGCATACTTATCTGCTGATTTCTCGGGCTTAGCCGGAGGCTCTTCAGTAGGAGTAGTTGCTTCAGGTTCCTCTTTGGTAGGAGCCTTTTCAACAGGCTCCGTTGCTGTATCAACTACCTCGGCCGGCTCAGGTGTGGCGGCGGGCTCTGGCTCTTGTGGTGCAATTTGTAGCGGAGGTGCGTCCTTTTGGAAGGAGGCAAAACTTTCTTCTAGGAGTTTCTGTGCATCATCTACAGAAATGTTTTCCGGTTCCATTATGTCTCTCTTGTGTTAGCGGCACGCTGTGCAGCGAGCGGCAGAGTTTTTATCGTTTTAAGCGCGGCAATAGCTCCTTGAGCTAGCAGCAAGTCCTTGTACGAAGATTGAGAGTTGGTACAGATGGCGACCTTGTTTTTTATAACAGTATCTATCTGCGCCTCAATATACGCCCATGTCTCATTTGTAAAAGAAACAGCCACAGAATCTCCCGAGTTAAATACCAGTTCCGGTTTTACGTTTTACTTCCAGCTCTTGCTCTTTGAGCTTTTGATCTCTAGCTCGCATAGCAATTTCAGCGCCCCCAAGGAACCTCTGTGTTTCCTGTTCCAAGGAATGCATATTCATATCAGCGACAATCTTGGTGCGCTCTTGTTCGTCCTTCGATGCCAGATTGGCCATCTGAGCGAGGTAGTCGTAGCGCGCCTTCATTACGCTGGCAGTAGCTTCTTTGTCTCGTACAGCATCAGTACGGAGCTGCGCATCATATTCCATCTGCGCTTCCATGTGCTTCTGATTAGCCTCAAGCTGCAGCTTCTGTGCTTCGAGGGCAAGGCGCTGTTTGTCAACTTCCACCTTAGACATTTCAGCCTGAGCCTTAAGCATATTCGGGTCGGGCGGCGGCGGTGGGCGCTGCGCTCTTTCTGCCTGTACCTTTTGTGGGCTCTTAACAATGCCCGCGCTTGGCAGGTGCATACCGTTCAAGAATGCGGAAGCAAGCCCATCGATCTCAATCCATTCACTAACCGGATTGTTTGGCTGGCTCATCATCATCATAAGCTTCTCAAGCTTCTGCTGATTGATGCTATTCTGTAGCATTGCTGTGGACGTCTTGACATCAATATCGTACGTACCCTTAATAGCATCATTAGGGTTGTACTGCATTTCCCATTCGTACATAGCCTTGATAAGAGGCTTAGTGATACAATCGTCCCACTGCTCACTCTTGTAGAAGAGCGGGCTCTGGGCATTAGCCTGAGCAATAGCCATACCCGTAGCGCTATCCTGTGCGCCAGTAGGATTGTTCATATTCATAGACAGGTTGGGGATCGAGCTTTCCTTATCCGCCAAACCTAGATTGAGAGAGAACAAAGCCGACAAGCCTTCAAAGGCATTGGGCGGCATAAAGAACTGAATAGCCTTGGTTGTGTCTGCGCCAAATTCATTAACATACCAAACCTTCCAAGGCGTGCATTCAAGGACGCCATCAGCAGGGTTGATTAGTGTGGTGTCAACAATTGTCTGAGGACCAGCAGAAATACCTGCATTGTCCAGCATCATCTTATTGCATTCGTTTACCGTACGCTGTCTATCACGCACGAGCATTGGTACACCAAATCCAAACACTGTAGCTGGGTCTGGTTCCCACGGGCACACAACATAAGGTACGCGCTGGCATCCTTCCAGATTGGAAAACTCCATACGAATAACACGGCTGTTGCACACCCAGATTTCCATGTAATACTCATCACATGGATTTTCTACGGCGGAGGCCTTGCCCAACTTTTCCAAATCTTCTCGCTTCATAGGGCCATGGTACTCTAGTACCAAGAACCTATTCTTGAGCAGATTGATGCCTTGCGTTAAATAGGCAGGATCATTGAAGGGGCTATTGATGTAGTTCTTGGGCTCTTCTTTGATGCACTCTTCAATCACGTCTTTATCAAAGCCCGGATTGTGGCACAGCTCTCGGAGCTGAGTCTTACTCATAGGGTGCACTTCAATACTGTCTTCTGCATCATTGATGTCAGCGACAGCATTATCTGGGAAGAAGTACCAAGGGTTTACACGATAGACGGAAGGAACTAGTTCTGCAACTAGCTTGGGGATACGCTGTGGGCGGCCCTGACTATCAGGCTGCTTTATGTAGGTTTTTTTAACCTGTGTGCTGTTGGTGGGCAACTTCATGATACCCGTGCCCATAACTACTCGGTCATTGCCCGCCTTGCGAGCCTCTGCTCCGTAGTTACAATTTTCCAAATCTGTCATCATCTGGCGCTCCATCAAATCGATGCGAGCTGCCAATACTTCTTCCGGCGTTAGAGGAGGCGCGCCCTGCGGCTGCATCTCCATAATTTGGCGCATGTCATCTTCGTCTAGCTCCGCCATCTGTGGTGGGCGCAAACTCCAATTCTTGTCACCGGCAGCAAACTGAAACGCCATTGTCTGTGCAACGGCGGTTTCACATTTTTCTCTAACAATATTTACTTCCGGCCGATGCAGAAGAGTTCTATCATTGGCTGTGCCAAACGGGTAGTCACCTGTGACAGTATTGTAAGTGGACAGAGAGCCGAGGTAGAGACGCAGGCTTTCGAGCCACTGGTTCTCCTTCACCTTACGTGTGGCCATACGAGCAGACAGCTTACCCTCAATATCCTTCGCTAAGTTGGCATTAATCTCCTCCTTAACGGCAGCCTGTTGAGTAAGCTCGTGCGCTAGCTGTTCAGCTAGTTGATCTATAAGCTCTTCGGCGGCGGAATCTGTCTGTTCTGTTTGCTTAGACACTATATCTATACCTATTGGCTTGTGGAGCTTTAAATCTTGTCTGTGCACTTATGGCAGTAGAAGCTGGTGTGGGCTTTGCCCAAGGCAGACTGACTACCAAATACCGAAGTGCATCTAATGCGTGATCGTTTTCTTTTACAATGTTTCCATCATCGCGATGATAGGTGAGGTATTCATTCTGTAGGTTGTAAGTATTGGGAAAGAACTTCAGCTTGCCCTGCGTGAGCATGCTGCTAACTTTCATAATCCCAGACTCTACGCTATTGTTTGCTGCCCTTACTCGGAGCCCAAGCTTCTGGTACATCTTGAGCAGGTCATCGCCATAGGCGTCCTTGCTCTTACCCGCAGCTGGGTCAATAGCTCCCGGCATCCAGTCTTGTGCAATTCCTTTAATGCGGGCTGCGTGTACTTCTGGTGGCTGGTGCTCTACGTAGTGCTCAGCATAGATGTAGAGAGTGTCTGTGTCTGGATCAAGTGCCCCAAACACGGCGGCAGTGCGATTCCAGCCTACATCCATACCATAAATCTTTTTGTAATGTGGAGGTATAACAAACGTCTGGTTTTGATTGAGAACAACCATCTCCAAAGGAATGCGGTATACAGCGCCATCACCAACTGTTGGAATACCCTGACTAACCGTAGCCCGCAGATGTGGGGGCGTAGAGTCTAGGATTTCCCGCTTAGCGTCATCGCTCATCCAAGGAATATCGTCCCACCCAATAGCAATAGCTGCTCTGTGGTGTGCCGTCTTTACGCCCTTGGCTTCGTCTCCATACAAAATAGTTAGGGCGTCTTTGCTACTACCGCCCTCCAGCGCCATCATGGCTGCTGCCTTATCAATACCTTGAATCTTTTCCGTACCGGCTAGCAAATCACATTTGGATAGGAAGTCAGCCAGTAGGCGCGTCAAACCTTCCTTAGGTGTGATGGTGTGAATGATGCGACCCTCTCCGCCTCCCGGCAGAACAGATGTACGAATCAAGCACTCATTATAAATATCCTCAGGAGCAGGCTCATCCAGCCACACAAGATGTCGCGCGGTTCCGTAGAAGCTCGGAGTATCTTGCTTGTAGCTCTTGAAGCCGATGGTTGACCACTTACCTGACGTGTGCAATACTTCCACTGTGTCATAGGCATTTGGTGTACCCGGCAGCCTCACCTTCTTGCCAATGCAATGCAGAGGAATTAGGCCAGTGCCTTCTGCGCCAACAGGCCCCATAAGAGCCTCTTGTACTGTGTCGCGAGTTGTCTGTCCTGTCTTTCCTACAGCCCATGCATTGATAGGGCCGTCAAATCTTACACCATCCCACCAATCGGGATAGAGTCCAGTAGCTGCCGCAGCGAGGATGTATGCCCCACTCTGGGTCTTACCACTACGGTTGCCTCCAAGCAGAAGAATCTCTCGATACCACTTGGTGGCATCAAAGAAAGCCTTGTGCTTTGGAAGATTGACAATTGAATACGGAGTGTCCGGCTTAAAGCGCTTTGCCAATCCACTGTATTCTTCGCGCTTCTCCATTTCCTCGATGAGCTGGAGAAGCTCATATAAGTCCGAGTTAGAAACAGACGACTCTTTCGATTTTGAAATTAGAGTTGTTACCCTAGCTTCCAACTCAGAATCCATTAATTCACCTTTGTTCCGGCCATGAGATTTTGTATCTCAATGTTGGCGGGCTTCTTTTCAATCTTTGCATTGAGCTGCTTAATACGTGCAGCAATCTCGTCGCTACTCATCTCGTTAATCTGCTTGCCATCAGATGTTTCCACCTTATCGGCCCAGCCATAACGATTTTTCATCCACTTGTCCCAGAAGGAGAAGGCCTGCGCTGGTGCTCCTGCCTTGGCGCATTTACGACCTAGTTCCAACCACCACGCCTGAGAACACAGGCGGCCATGTTCAACTAGATCGGCGAAAGCGGGATCGTCCCGCTCTCGTCTATCAAAACTCTTTCTGCTCATCTTAAGGGCTTTACAAACTTCTATATCTGTACCGCCCTCAGAGTAGATGCGGAGTAGGGCGTCAGCCCAATGTTCCCCCGTCTCCGTCAGAGCTGCCTTGTCCTTCCGGGGCCGGCCCCTCTTTTTCGGTTCCTTCGTCTCCAAAGGGTTGTGGGAGTTCATCTGTTGCTTCCTTAACTCGGTAGTCCATATAGCCGCCTTGGCCGTCTGGAACTAGGTATTGTGGTATATCACTTAGCTTGTCAATAAGCGTAGCTAGTGGATACACCTTAAACTGTGTTGCATTTTCTGTGGGCTCTAAACCCACCAGAAGAGGAACAATCTCACCCGTCTCTGGGTGCATACCATCCATGTATGCTAGCTGCGCCATACTTGCAGCCTTATATAACATCAATATCTGCTGAGCTTTAAACGGTGTTCGCTCATTGGTCAAAATCATCACAGGGATTTCAGATGTGTCGCTCTTGCTAGGCGTCTTAGCCACAGGTTCCTCTTTAGGTTCGTAGTGCGTATTCACCAGTACGGAGGCGGTAAGCAAGCCTAACAGCCCTGCCCCTAACCTGCCGTGCATATCTACTGTTCATCAAATGCAAAGCGGCGCTTGTGTAGTCGCCACTGTCTAAAGCTGCTAGCGTGCCATGAAACTCTGCAAGCTTCTTGCCCCCAAGGTTAAAGGCTAGATTTACTAGTGCCCCCTTTCGCGCCCCGTCAAGGGCTGAAAAGAATGGAACTGCCTGTGCTGCTTCTGTCACTGCCTCTTCAAAATCCGTTTCAAACAATTCGTCTGCCTGTTCCTTAGTAATCACTAAGCCCGGCTTGACGTCTTTTCCTGTATGCCCATATCCAATAGTGTAAGGCTCTGCCTTAGTAAGTGGGTCTGGGTATGCTGTGAGCCTAAGGCCCTCATCGGCCTTAATCTCTTCCTTCTCCATTTCCTGCCATGCGGACATACAAATTAGTCCTGATATACGCCAACACTCTTTGCTGTTGCTTCTTTCCTAACCAAATAAACGCCGGGGGCTGTAAGTGTATACCCTCGCATTGTGTTGAATAGAAAGCAGTCTTTGTTCCTCTTTGTCACATTACCCTCTTGTAGAGGCTGGTATCCTGTACCCACCTTCTTGAGGATTTTGATTTTGGCTCTACCAAAAGAGCCATCAGTTTCACCACTATACATGGTGAGCTGTATAGGCGTGGTGGTGACAGTGATGTCGCTACTATCCCCCGCTGCTGTTGTTGCTGCTATCGCTGTCGACTGTGCCATCTTTGAATTCTCCGAGCTTGCGTCTAGCCATATCGCCGGCTATGTTGGCTGCGTTGTAGAATGCTAATATGGCTGGAACAATTAGCTCCAGCTGCCTAACGTCTCTACCAATTGCCACTAACGCGAATGTGGCTATAAGGCTTCCAGCTGTAAGAACAAACTTAGAGCTGGATAGCCATTTCTTTATTACTTGCCACACTTACTCAAGGACACCGGCTGCAACTAGGGCTGCCTTAAGGTCATTGATAGCGTCGTTCAGCGAAGCAATCCAATTACGAATAGCTGGGATGTCAGTGGAGTAGGTGGTGCCTACAACAGCCGCAAGCGTAGTACCGGGAGTACCGCCAGAACTGTCAGTAAGTGCGCCCGGCGCTGACTGAGGAGTGATAGTGCCAGCAGAGATTTCATCAAAGCACTTAATGAGGGTGCCCTTCTCGCTCAGCTCAAAGCTACCATTCTTGTGGATGTGTTCACGATATGCCATGTCAGTAGTCCTATTTGTAGTGTTACAATTGTCTTACGTTTACTACAGGCGCAATTATGTCTTATGACGCTTACGCTTTGACACGCTCTGTTATTACGTATATACTAAAAAGAAGAAGCTAGTATATCCTAAATAACATCACTAGAGAGGTGGGCTTGAATTATACATTCAATCCTTTCTCTTTACGCTGTGCTGTTCATGAGGCTTTGCAGCCCATTGTCTCATCTACACAGATTGAATTATCAGACCACGCCGTTGCTGCTTCGCAGACCAGCTGCGCAGGTAGGACGCCACTACCATCTTTATTTTTCAAGCCGGCTCTCGCCGGAGGTCTGTTTCAATAGGCCCCCTCTCTGGTAGGGCCCAACCTATGTAGACGTAAGATGTGTGAGCTTTGGCTTCTGGCCGTCTACTCTTAAAGCCTCACATCAGGCATATTGGCAGATTGCGTAGGACTCGAACCCACATCTAACAGTTTTGGAGACTGTCGTTTTGCCTTTAAACTAGCAATCTATTGTTGGTCTGAACTGTAGGATTTGAACCTACGACTTCTCGCTTCCAAAGCGAGCTCTCTACCAGACTGAGTTAAGTTCAGAAGAAAGGAGCGTCCCTGCTCCACACATAGACTTATCAAGTAGCTCGCAGGCGAATGTGCCCTCGACGCATTGTGCTATGCCAGCGCTTCCTCGGCTCTCCTAGCGACCGGCCGCTCCGGGCCGTCGAACATCTAGGCGCTGTAAAGCCAGCTGTGCGGTCCTTAGACATCCGTGCCCCCGTCAAAAGTTCCCGGCTCCTTACTCCTGTGCCAATCAGCCCATGCCTTTAGTCCCATCTCCCGCCACTTGTCTAGCGTCTCCTGCTCTATAAGGTGCTTAAGCTTCTCAGCCTTCTCTGGCTCTGATAGGCCTTTAAGCTGTCTCCTCAAATACCGTTCCCTGCGCTGCTTAGATGTCTCCACCCTTCCACTTCCTTCCGTTGGCCACTACCTCTCCTTTGTACAACACTACTACGTTATTTATGTTCCACCCATCTTCTTGGTTTATCCTGTACAGCCTAGCATCTCCCTTCCCCCGCCCCCTCAGCTGAAACACTAACATCCTTTTTTCTCCAACTTGAGCCACCCCCGCTTCTTCCCACAGCCATTTCCATTGGCTCAGGCTGATGTTCCATTCCTGTCCTCTTCTTTCGTATTCCTTCTTCAGCTGTCTCCAGCGCCCTGACACACTGCGCCAATACCTCCTGTCAGCCTCTCTGAGGCTCGCTCTGCCTTCAGGGCTATCTGCCCATCTCCCTTTGCCTCGTCGCCTCTCCTTGGGCTTCCTGCGCACCCTAGTGGGGTCGCGTACGATACGTCCGCTGTCCTTTACGTTCCTTATCAATTCCTCAATATCCATAGCATCCTTGTATTAAATTCATTATTCATTATTTGTTTAGACAATATTTCTGCCATTAAATTCCCCATCTTCTGTTATGTTCGGCTATTTTCTGTCATTTCCCGGACGCTCTCTACAGAGAGAGTTTAGGTACCACTCCACCACAACGGGTCCCATCAAAGCGAAGCTGCTACGGCGGGGGGTTGTGGCTGCTGCTTCTTTTTTCTTTCCCTAGGCTGGACGGCTCCTGCCTGCCCGTATACCTTTCCCTTTCTCCATCTGTGCAGCGCAGCGTGTGCGGGCAGCAGAGCGTACGTGCGTACAAGTATACTAATAGCAATGGGGACATAGAGAAAGGTGGAGAGAGGTAGCCCTATACTTCTAAGCATCGGCAACATATGCAATATGTGGCAGAAGGAGCGAAGCGAACAATTGGCAACAGCGAACACAATGTATACAATGGGGGATAGTATGTATGTACATGCTAGCGGCTCCGCCTGTACATATGTATACAATGTGGCTTATGTGATATGCGAATGCGAATCATTCGTATTTGCATTCACAAGTCTTTACATCTCTTTACATCTCCTTTACACCATCTTTACGTTTCCTGGTGCATACTAGGCTTGCCGACTGGACCTGTGTCCGGGCGGCGGCGGCTATCCCGAAACGGGACGGCTGGCGGACGCGGCTTGTTCTTTGAAAATCCCCTCGCTTGCGCGCTATGCGCCTAGTGTAAATGAGAATCATTCGCATATCCGATAATGGGTAGGCGCTTGTTCCCAGTATATTAGGCGCATAGCGTGCAATAACGCACGTTATGCCATAGACAACCTAACGGAGATTTTACCATGACTATCGGCATCACAACCCACAAAAACGGCCTTTCCGGCGCGGCTCTGGTAGCGTTCGGCTTGCTGCAAAACAAGCTGACTACGGCAATCTCACGCAACGTCACGTCCAACGCATGGAAAGACAGCGTAACGCTGGCGATTCATGCCATCGGCGAGAAGACTGGCACGGAAGCGGAAGATGCGGTAAATCGCGCCTTCGCCGATGTAAAGCGCGAATTGCAAAGCGCGTCCATTCTTCGCGCGCTGGATGACGCCGGCATGGGCGGACTGTCACAAATCGTCCAGGTAGACGATGGGAAACAAGCGGTTCCCGTGAAAGTGGAAAAGCGCTTGGCACACCTGTACGGAAGCAAGTTCCGTCTGGATCGGCAGGTAAAGGCGGCGCTGGACACGGCGGAAAACTACCGGTCACGTATCGCCAATGCGATTCGGGCCGGCGTGGAGCTTGAAGCGTCCATGACGCAACGGCAGCTGGACGAGGCGCGCATCAAAGCGGAAATCGAAGCGCTGCCCGAAGACGTGAAGGCGGAACGAATCGCGAAGGCGGAAGGCGTCAAGAATGCGGCGGCAATGGCCGATGAGTTCAAGAAGGCCATTTTGGGCAATGACAATCCCGCGGTAGCTATGATCGCGGAACTTCTCACAACGATCATTGTATCGGCAGATTCGGCCGATGAGGCATTGCAGGACGGTTTCATCCAAGCAATTGGCCCATGGGCCGCCAAGTTTGATACGGCGCGGAAGGCCGCGCAGGGGTCGGAAACGCCTACGGAAGGCGCAAGCGAGGGTGAAGGCGAAAGCCTTGCAAACATGGACGCGGAGCCGGCGAGGGTTGCCGCGTAAGCAATAAAGCATAAAGAAACGCCCCTAGGGATTCATTCCCTAGGGGCATTGTCGTGTCTGGGTTTTAGCCTCAAATGAGAATCATTAGCGATAGGTAATGAGAATCATTCGCATATCAGATAATCGCAATTAGGGGTGTGCAATTGGTGAATAACGCATTTTCAAGCATGTTCGCGCTAATAGCGTTGCAGCATGATTGACAATGCCTTGTTTATAAGGAGGGTGTATGAAAATTACCGAAGTAAGACAGCGCATAAGGGATTTGGACAGCCAAATCACTCATGAGGTGGTGGCCAACTGCAAAAGTGTAAATGATCCGGCCGTGGCGTCTCTAATACGCCGACGTGACCTCTTGAAGTTTGCCAACCCATCTTGGGACAAAGCAAACAAAACAAAGGGAAAAGTGTGAGGGATTGGCTCTGCATTGCTTATATCATCATTATTGCGGGCTCTATTGCCGCAATTCTCTGGTGCTGGATTGATAAGGAGCCACTGGAATGAACAAACAAGACTTCGCTGCCGCTATTAGTAGGCGCGCGGACTCTATGCTCCGCGAGAGCCGAGGTGCATGGCGCAAAGGGCAATGTTTGTTTAATGCTCTGTATTGGTTTGACGCAGAGCTTGCAGACATTATAAGGGCCACACCAGCCGACCCGTTCTATAGGGACGAGCGGATTCCTGCGTTTTGGAAAGAATTGCTTGGAGAATTGTAATGCGCACTGTCTACAATACAGCACTGTTTGAAGAAGACGTTTGTGAGAAAGTGGTTGTGTCCATGAGGCGCGACGGTATTATGGTGGACGACTATTCCGTCCGCGAGCGGCACAAATGGCGCCGAGAAAGTAGTAAAAGTCTCTACGCACAGGATATTCGTGCACATAATGTCAAGCTTGCTGAAATGGGCCTTCTGTAATGGGCTGGACTATGTTTAGCTACCAGAAATTTAGGGCGCCAGAGCCGCCCGACCCTCCCCCGCCTCCTCCACCAGCACGCTACAATCAGGGAGGGCGTATTGGTATCCATGCGGTAGCAAAAATGTTGGACAGCATGGAGCCCAAATTCGAACGCGCTCCTGCAAAGCCGCAGGCATGTGGATGGCAATGCAAGGGCTGTAAGGCTACGCATGGGCCTGATGTGTTTCGTTGTATTTGGTGCAGAACGTACAGGACAGAAGATTCTCCGTCCCTGCATAAGCAGGGAGGCGCAAACAAGCTACCGTCGCAAATACAGGCAGAAATGTATGCCAAGCAGGCGGAAATTAATGCTGCTTGGGTAAATTCAATGATGGGAAATAAGAAATGAACTATCCAAGCACACGGGAGCAACGCAAAGCATTGCGTGCGACCTATCCGCAATTCACTGCTTTCTCTTTTCAGGTGAGCAATAAGCCACACAAGCAGAGCAAGGGCTTTGTTGTGTGGAATGTTGTTCTTGTTGCTTCTTCTCTCTATTTGCTTTGGAGAATGTTCACATGAAACACACAATTCCGGGATTTAAAAACTTGTCCAAACAAGAATTGTTGAACATGTCTGTTGCGCATGTTCTCAAGAATGGCGAGCCTTCTATGCGGAATGGCAATTGCTCCTACGCAGGTATTGGATGCGCTGCCGCTCCTTTTCTTAAACCATCTGGAAGAGAAACTCTCACAGGAAGTTGGCTTTTTCTTGTTAATGAAGGGCGTGTTAGCTCGCATGAAGCAGCTTTTGTGCACCATTTGCAAATCTGCCACGACGCCAACAGCGGGTACGCCGGGCCTGCTTTTATCAATCTCTTCAAGCGGGACGTGCTCGACTTGTGTAACAGATTCAGTTTGCAGCCACCCAAGGGATTGAAATAAATGAATACGCAGCCTGTTGGCCTAGGAATAGGTGCATGAACGCCTTAGCTGTTATTGATAAAATGAGGCAACAAGAGAAGCAGCATGCAAATGCTGCATTTTCTGTTTCTTTGGCCAAGAGAGACAAGGCGGTCTTTAACATGTTCTATGACATGGGCATGTACGATGACGCACGAGATGCACTGCATGAATTACACATAGCGCAAAAGCGCTTTGAACAAGAAAAGAGATAATTGTTCGCTACAACGGCTTTGTTGCTAAGGCCGTTGTGTCGTGCAATTGGCACGAATGCAAGGAAATGCCATGTACACCAAATCTACCACCGCCTCCCGCCGCGCTTTTCGCACCGCTTCCGAGAATTGGGTGCATATCAGCACTCCCAAGCCGTTGCATGACAACGGCATTCCGAAGAGCCGCGACCAGATGTGTGGACAAAGCTACGACATTGGCAGCAACGCCATTAAGCGCGCGGCGCGCGTCAAGAAGTAGCTATGAACGTGCCATGCTCTGAATGTGGGCGTGCGTTTGCTGTTTACACGTCCGGCACGAAGTGTCTGTGCGAAGATTGTTACGAGCTGGAGTGTCGTGAGATGCTCCGCAAAGACAAAGAGCAAGAGGAATATTTTGAATAAGCATCTACAGAGCAAGCTGCTTAGACGCAACAATATTCAAACAGTCAAAGAAATCGAGAGACGTCTCCAACTACTATCGGGAGATAGACGTGACGTATACTCAACACAAAGCGCGTCGATGGCTGCACGAGAACAACAAAAAAATAAAGGCTGCATCCCCTGCAGCCCGCATATCGCAATCCGCGAAGTGTTCGTGCAAAACAGAGGGTCCAGCCGTACACGTTTTGCTACGGTTGGCGGCCGCCCTTATTCGTCGCAAGTAGCACGAGCGAGGGTGGTGCACAATTAAATCGTCGGGCGTGTAGCTCAGTTGGTTAGAGCAGGCGACTCATAATCGCTTGGTCGCTGGTTCGAGCCCAGCCGCGCCCACCAAATTCAATGGGCCCTTTCAAAGGAGAAGTCGCGAAAGATGGGTTCGATCCCCATAGGGCCCACCAATTTTTGGAGAATGCAACATGTTTAGAGTAATGGTGCCAATTCTCGACCCGGCCTCTGGCCGTTTTCTCCACCACCTGCGCCAAGGTAAGGCGTTGCTAAATCTTGCTATTGCCAAACGCAAGGCTGACAGGGAGCAGCGCAGAAACAAGACAAAGATTCCCGTATATGTGCTCGATGACAGCAATAAAGTGCCGTATGTTGCAGGAATAGACACATGAACCCCCGAGCCATAGCATATGGCGAAAAACCCAAACGCGAGGAAATGCCGTAATGGGATCGCGATACGAGATTTCATTTTGGGACGCCGACGCCAATCGGCACAGATGCGTTTACGTGGGCGCGAGCCTGATCGCCGCGCTTTGGACCATGTACATGTCGCGCAACCTTGGAACCGGTTGCGTGTCGTTCCACTACCTCAGAGCACAACCATGAACACCCCCACCCCAACGAGTGCCAACGAGAAATACGCCCACAGCGGCGAAGGCAAGCCGAGTGATTGGGCAAAAGCTCGGGCCTACGATAAGTTTATGAGCGATCTTGATAAGGCAGAGTCCCATGACGCTTTCGCCTTCCATGGGTGCGCCGCGTTCCTCGCTACTGAGGCTTGTGAATTTGAGCGCAAACACGAGCAGAGCGAGCCGGAAGACTCCGAAAGCATCGCGGCATGCCTTGGTGACGACGCCGCGCACCTGCGCGGATTGAGCAAAGACGGCGCCTACGATGAGATCGCCGACAACATGGAACGTGCCGCGGACCTGATCCAATCCGCATTCCCGCGCGGCGTTGGGAGTGGTGAGCCGGTGGAAATGTCGCCGGAGTTCACCGACTCGGCACGTGGCGCAATCGCGTGGGTGCTGTATCACCACCAGGGCGGCAATAGCCCGATCGGTCAGCCGTTGCGTTTCGCGCTCGGTATGGGCGCGCACGAACCGCTGCGCGAAACGCTGATCGCTGATGCACTTCGGTACTCGAAATGGTCCAAGGCGACAACGGCCGACTTCCATGCCCACCCCGCCCCGGAAGCGCAGGCGGAGGTAACTCCGGCAGCCTATTGCGATCCGACTGATCCGCGCGCGAGCCGTGCGTTTTCATGGCCGGGGACCGCGCAATTGGCGTGGCATACGACACCCCTCTACCTCCGCCCCCAACCGAGCGCCAGCGAAACGTCGAGTAGCTCGACAAGTCTCGCGGATGCGAGAGATGCGTTGAACGCTATCGCGCTTGAAATGCGGACGCGCTTGGTCAACAACGGCAAACACACGTCGCAGACGCTTGAGGCATGGGCTGATCGCATCGACGCAGCCATCGAGGAGCAACGCCAGTTGCGAACAATCGCCGCGCAGCGGAAGGGGGAGTGATGTGTCAGCAACACGCTGGTGAGCAGGCTTACATGTACGCGTGCGAGAAGTCGTATCGGAAGCGAGGCTACGAAGCGCAGCGCGAAGGTAGGGCGCGAGACAGTCATTCCTACGAGGCCGATCTTGTGTACCTCAATGGTGACATTGAGCATTGGCAAATCGGGTGGGATATCGCAGCCGGAAACAGGGAGCTATGGTGATGACCAAACCCCCAACCAGTGAAAGCTCGGCAGCGGCGGGAGCGGTGTTGCCAGCGTGGTACGTCATCAACTGTATCGGAGAAGCAATCCTATGCACTGGCGAGGAAGATGCACGACATGAAGGGTGGAACGCGGCACTCACACGCGTGAGGGCATCCACCCGCGCAGGAGCCAAGCACAGCGGAAAAAGAACGAGATTTCTTAGTTGCGGAATATGAGCGAGCTACGAAATGTGGAAATCAGGGTTACGCTCACTGCGCCATGCATCTTTATAACGCCATAACCAATCCTACGATTGGCGCCTACATAAAATGGCGAGAGAAACAGGAGGCGAAATGAGAATTCCAGCTTGTTGGCTTCTCACCATCACTGGGCGGCATCGTGATGGAACATACATCTATACGCCCGTCTACATGCCGGAGCGCGACGCAAAACCGGGAGAGATTTGATGCTTGTTATTTTCTTGAGAGGCTTGCCGGGCAGCGGCAAAACATCGTTGGCTGAAGAACTCATTCAGCTCATCAACTTGTCTCGTCGTGTTGACGAATTTCCTGAGGACAACATTCCTGTCGTTCACATCGAAGCCGATAAGTGGATGGTGAATGAGAAGGGTGAATACGACTTCGACTGGCGCAAGCTTGACGGCGTGCATGCCCATTGCCGTGCTGAGTTTGACAAGGCGTTGAGAAATAAGACGCCGTATATTGTCATCAGCAATACGTCTGCTGAAACGGCACACATTGAGGCCTATCAGCAGCCCGCTGTTGAGGCGGGCTACAGGTTTGTCAGCCTCATTGTTGAAAATCGTCATGGGAAGGCCAGTGTTCACGGCGTCCCTGACAAGACGATGCAGAACATCAAGAACAAATTCGCTATTTCTCTGTGATAAAGACATGAACAGCTATCAAACTTACGTGGCCCTACTGGTGGTGATGTTTTTGGTGGGGGCCTTTTCCGCCCGTCCGTGGGAAAATTGGTGGCTCACCGGATGGATGTATGTCATCGTCTCCCATATCATTGTTTTTGTTTTTTGGGCGCTCTATGCGTTCTGGAACTGGCTCGGCAGCTTGAGCTAAATCATTTGCGCCTATAGCTCAACTGGATAGAGCAGCTTCTTTCTAAGTAGCAGGTTGGGGATTCGAATTCCTCTAGGCGCGCCAACTAAAGGAGAACTAAAGTGGCTAAGCCAATTGAAGTGGGAAAGACGTATAAGAATGGCTACGGACAAGATGTTCGTGTCGTAGCTGTAGATATGAAACACGAGCGCAGTGTTGTGGGCTTGGTTTTGAATAACGGTATTGAGATGGTTCACACATATCTTCCTAACGGACGGTACGCGCCGACCTCGTGCATGAAGGATTTGATTCCTGAGAAGGACATTAGGAAGGCCTATCTGGTTGTGTGGGAAATCAGTGGTTTGACCCACACCGTTTGTATGGACGAGGCCAATGCAAAACAAATCGCTAAGAATGGTGCTTTTGTAATCAAGGAAGTTGAATACGAAATGTGAGCATAAGGACAGCTAGACAGCGCGTTATTGCCGCTGTGTATGACAAGAGAGGGAGGCTACTTGCTGAAGAAGAGAATTCTTACTCAAAGACACATCGACTTCAAGCACATTTTGCTTCTCTCTCTGGAAATGCAGAACGCATTTATCTCCACGCCGAGCTAGCTGCACTCATCAAGGCTAGCAAACGAGGCATTCCACATAAGCTTGTAATTGAGCGTTATGGGGCGCAGGGCGCGCCTTTGTGTGCAAAGCCATGCAAGGGATGTCAATTAGCAATAAAAGCATTTAACGTCAAGAGGGTTGTACACACATGAACGAGCAATTGCAAAACACCGTCAATGAAATTCTCAAGAACGCAATTGATGCAGCAACAGCGGGCGCTGAATTTCTGAAAGACCAAGCGCCAGATGTAGTACAGCAGCTTATTAAATGGCACATGGCCGAAGCTGGCCTATATGCCGGTGTGGAATTGTCTGTGCTTGTTGGCGTTTGTGTTGCTTCCAAAAAGATTTGGAACATAACGGACAAGTGGCGCTGGCCCGCCGGCAAATTGACAGACGAAGCTGAGATGTCGCGCGGGGCGTCGTGTGCTGCGGCCGCAATTATAAGTATTCTTACGCTTACAGCTTCTTTGGGCAATATTTTTGAGCTTATCAAGCTTTGGATTGCCCCAAAGGTGTGGCTGCTTGAATATGCCGCCTCTCTTGTAAAACACGGCTGATACGTTAAAGGGCCTTGGAAACAGGGCCCTTTGTCGTAGCACGTGCTACGCTTGCAGGAATATGAACATGAAATTCAATCAGCTGGCTATTGGCTCCCTTTTTCGCGCCCTGTCCGATGACACCATTGGTGTTGTGACAGTGAAGAACAACAGCTTGTATTTGAAGGTGGGGCACAACGTCTCTGTCGATTTGCACAGCAATCCGCCAAAGGATTGTGTGTTCGATTTGGACATGAGCGTGCGCCCAGTGCAGACAAAGGCGCGCATCAACTATGCCGAATACGAATCTTATCAAGTGTGTGCTAAGGGGAGTCACTGACATGATGCTTGCCTGCCCAATTACGCAAGAAGAGTTTGATGCACTTCCGGCATGGATGCAGACATTTAAGGCTGCAGGTTTTGCATGGCTCGGTGTGGGAGTGTATAAAGGAGAGTATCGTGGATGTTGCGGATTAAATGTCTGCTACGGAGGTACTGCATGGACAACCTCAAAGCCGCTCCAAGAGCGGCACGGATACATCATCTATCCCGACCCGGCCTCACTCAAAGACAGTTTGTCAAGCTACCTTTGTGATGGTGTGCGGAGCTCTCTGTTCGCTGATGTACAGAACGGCCTGCTAATTGGGCTGGCTCGTTGGGTGTTTGGAGAAGACAAGCTTGAGCTTGTGTGGGAGAATGTCAACAAGAATTCTGGAAACAAAATTTTCCTGTGGATTTTGCGGAGCTAACAATGTTTATACGCGTAGGAAAGGAGCTTCTTGATTTACGGTGGGAATGTGAAGAGTTTCCCTATTGCTGCGCCCAAACGGTATTGTGTGATTGGCGGGTGGACAAGGTTGGAAAATACAAAGGCGACGACTTTAATGATGGGTGGGGCGATAGCGAGTGCGAGCCACTAGAAGAAAATGAATGGAAAGCAGAGCGAGACAGGGCCCCTACTGGTGCAAACATTTTCCGCAGTCTCATCGACACATGCGCCGCACGCCATACCTACCTCATCGCTGATGTTAAAGACGGCTGTGCAGACAAGTACGTCTTGAAGCATATTCAGCGCTTGAAGAACGTGTCGGGCGAGCGTAACAAGGCTGTCCTCACCATGTCTCCGTGGTATCCGGGCAGCCACGGAAGTCCCGTCCGCACACTGCTGTTCTCTGTGAGCAGGAAGGAGGAGGCATCTAAGTGACAATTACAATGCTGCGCAATCCGGGCTCTCAAGGAGCCCGTGTCTTGGCCACAGCTATAAGCGCTGCTATGGGCGTGCCTGTAGGCCTTGCGTCTGTTGATAGCGAGCGCAGGACGCGAGGAGACAGAATTGTCCTCAATTGGGGCGTGTCGCAAACTCCCCGCTTCTTCCGGCAACGTCGGCTAACGTCGTCGAACAGCGCCGAAAGTGTGGCCAATTGTCAGGACAAGCGCAAGACGCTTGTGGAGCTGATGGGCAAAAATGTTCCCCACTTGCAGTTTGCCTTGGACGCAGAGCGGACACTGGCTCACGAACAGACGGTCAAAGGGTGGCTCGAAGAAGATGGGAAAATTATCGCTCGTCTCACAACTACTGGTCACAGTGGTAGTGGTATTGTCGTTGTGCGTCGTGGAGGAAACATTCCGGCTGCGCCTCTATACACGCGCTATTTTCGCAAGCATGCTGAGTATCGCGTTCACGTGGCTTTTGGTAACGTCGTTTTAATCCAACAGAAAAGGAAACGTAATGGGTTTGAACAATCTGAAGACCAAGCTCTCATCCGCGTTCATGGAAATGGATGGGTGTTCACAACACAAGCTCTCTCTTGTGACGAGCGTAATTATCGTGAGCGTCTCAGTGCTCTTGCTCTTGCCGCTGCTGATGCGGTAGGAGCACAGCATTGCGCTGTGGATATTCTCGCCAATCACACTTCTGGTGTAGAAGTGGTGTGTGAAATTAACAGTGCGCCGGGCATTGAAGCAGGTAGTACGAAAGAAGCGTATACGAACGCATTTGTTTCTTGGCTAAAGGAGAGGACATGAACACGAAGATTGCACATCCGCACAAATCTACCACGCATGAAGAGCTGTACTTCCACATTGACGATGTAGCATCTGTCTTCTTCCGCAAGGAGAACGACGGCGTTTGGTATGGCTGCGCAGCATTGCGCAATCCAGACGACCAATTCTGCCGCCGAACTGGTAGACAGGTGGCTCGGCGTCGTTATTTCCAATTCCGTGACGCCAATTATGGCTTCAGCGTTGAGAGGCCTTCGTACGAAGACGCTGTTGATGTTATGCAGCTGGAACGCAAGGAATTTGGCCTTGAGGAAATTGTATGAAGCTTGAAGTAGGCAAAGCCTATCGCTCAAATGTCGCGCAGCAAACGCTTCCCGGCGGCGACGGTTTTATGTGGGAAACGTGGTGTGTTCTTAGTGAAATTGCTGGGGAGTGTTTTGTAGCCATGCACTCCCGGCCGGGGCAAACTCTCTATCGTGTGTTTGGGCCAGATGGTGTGTGCCTAGACGACACCGGCGGAGGCACTACACGCAAGTTGCTTCCCAATACAGTGAAGAAGAAGGGCTGGATTGCTCGTCAAACCAGCAGCTTTGTAGAAAATCTCATGATTGTGGGACGTTATGTGAAAGCTACTGAAGAAGAGGCGAAAATGTTATACCCAGGCGCTCTCAGCTATCACGAAATCGAATGGGAAGAAGAGGAATGATACTTCTCAACAACTATCTCATCACACCAACGATGTTCCCTGACAAAACATCACAGGTGTGGCATGTGCCTGAAAAGGCCATTCTCAAGAGCGACAATTGCATTCATTGGAAGTTTGAGAACGAGGCAGAATTCATGCACGTTGCTCAGCTGAAGATGCTTGTGGATGGTGGGCGTATGGACACGACATTGCACATGCCGTATATGCCATATGCACGACAGGACAAGGAGATTAGCAACGACACGACATTCGCCCTGCGCGCGTTCCTCAAGCTGCTCAATGCCTTGAAATTCAGCAAAGTAATTTCCTACGATGTTCACAATCCAGCGCTTGTTTCAGAACTCCTGCCGGGATTTAAAAACTTGGCCCTCGACCGAGATGCCATGGATATGTTCGCATTTGAAGAATGCATAGATTTTGTCCTTTTCCCGGATGAGGGTGCCTATCGACGCTACGGCGCCGCGTTCAATCCAGAGGCGATTATATCTGCTACAAAAGAAAGAGACCCTGCAACAGGGCGTATTGTTGGTATGAAGATTCCTGATATCAAAGAACATCCTACCTTGGATACACGCATCCTTATCGTGGACGACATATGTGATGGGGGAGCAACCTTCATCGCGCTGGCGAAGCTGATCCGAGAGAAGTGCTCCAAAGCATGGATCATTCTCTATGTATCCCACGGTATCTTCAGCAAAGGCACACAAGTGCTAAGGGACGCAGGCATCAAGCAGATATTTGCTGGCGGTGTGGAAGTGTTCACATGATTGTTTATCACAAGGGCAGCCTGTGGGACGCTCCAAAAGACAGCGTGTTTGCTCATGCTTGCAATTGTAAGGGTGTTTGGGGCAGTGGTATTGCTGTTGAATTCAAGGAGCGCTTTCCCGGCGCTTTTAGTGTGTATGAAACGCTATGTCGTCAAGCTCCGCGGCGACCAGTGCTAGGAACTATTGGAGCCAAGCCCACACGCGGAGATGCGTCCTACATGGTAGGGGACGACGGGGCAGTCGTGTGTCTGTTCACGTCAGAAGGTTACGGTCCCGACGTTGATGATGTGCCCACTATTGTGGATAGCACACGTAGGGCTATCGCCAAGGCAGTACGATACGGGGTTGATTTGACAATGCCGAAGATTAATAGCGGCAAGTTTGGCGTTCCTTGGGAACTGACAGAAGCTGTATTGAACGAATTCCCAGACGCCACGTTCCATGTGTACACAGGAGAAGACGCATGAAGGGTTTGCAAGCAATGTTGTTGGCCGACTTCTACAAGCTGTCCCACCGTCTGCAATACCCAGACAAGACGCAGGTGGTGTATAGTATCTGCGCCTGCTGGCACTCCTGAACACAAAGGTGTCGTGCAAATACTGTGGGAGTTGTTTGGAGGAACAGAAACAGCAAAGGGATATAAGCTCCTAGACAGCCACATCGGCTGCATCTATGGCGATAGCATTACGCTACAGCGCGCCAAGGATATTTGCGAGGGGCTCAAGCAGAAGGGCTTTGCCTCCATCAACGTCGTGTTTGGTATTGGTTCCTTTACCTACCAGTACAACACGCGCGATACCTTCGGCTTCGCTCTCAAGTCCACCCTGTGTGTGGTTGACGGACAAGAGCGCCACATTTTCAAAGACCCGAAGACAGACGACGGCGTTAAAAAGAGCCAGAAGGGCGGCGTTGTTGTAGAGATTGATGAGGATGGGAAGTACACATACAGAGACGAGGCCTCTCTGGATGATGCGTCGGCCGAAGGCTTCTTGGAGCCTGTGTTTTCTTACGGTGCTACGCTTAGATTTGAAACCCTTGCTGACATTCGTCAGCGTATTACGGAGAGCTTGTAATGAATAGAGTACATTGGGCAAAGATGTTACCCATTATCAAAGCCTTCTCAGAAGGTACTGATATTGAAATAAAAAACATGGCTGGAATTTGGTCAGTAAACAACGACCCCTCGTTCCTGCAAAATCCTGAGGACTATCGAATCAAGCGCGAGCCTGAGGTTAGGTGGGGTGTTTATAAGGGCACTACGTATTTCACCAGCATGGATTCCAAAATGGAGGCCGAGCGCTGGGTGAAAGAGTACCAGAGGTGGAGTGACATCAACTCATTCGTAATCAAGAGGCTTGTAGAGGAAATCGAATAATGATTAAGAGCTATCCCAAGATTCTCCCCCTTGTGGGGAAATATTCCGACCTTGTTATTGGTCGGCCTGTTGAAGTGACAGAGAAGGTGGATGGGTCCATGTTTGCATTCGGACTCGATGAAAATGGCAAGCTGCATTGCCGTAGTAAGGGGCAGGCTATCGACCCTGAATACCCAAACGATATGTTCCGCCCTGCTGTAGAGTATGTGCGTTCTATTCAACACAAGCTCGCAAAAGGCACATCATATTATGGAGAAACTCTTAAAACTCCTCGTCACAATACGCTCGCGTACGATAGGATTCCTCTTAACCACATTGCGCTGTTTGGTGTTTTTGATTTTGACCGTACCAGAGGCAGTGATTATGACACTGTGCAGCGCACTGCTGATTTGCTTGGTGTGGAGTGCGTACGACTCCTAGGTAATGTCACCTTCGGAAGTTTGCAGGAATTTGCAGACATGATGAAGGCGGCTGGTAAGAGTCAGCTTGGTGGTGCTGATATTGAAGGCATCGTCATCAAGGACTACACTCGCCCAATGGACTTTGCGGGGATGATTTATCCTCTCACTGTCCTCAAGTATGTGAGTGAGCAATTCAAGGAGAAACACGCCAACAACCCAGATTGGATGGGTAAGAAGGACGCACTCGAACTTCTATTCGACAAGTACAAAACTGAAGCGCGCTGGCACAAGGCTGTGCAGCACCTGCGTGATGATGGTAAGCTAGTAGGAGAGCCAAAGGACATTGGCATTCTCATGGCTGAAATCTGGCGTGACATGGTGGAAGAAGAGAAGGACAATTTCAAGGAGGAATTGTTCGTCATGTTCAAGAAACGTTGGGCATCCAGAGCACAGGCGGGATTTCCCGAATGGTATAAGCAGCAGCTTCTCTTGGAGAAGAAAGAATGAGCGAGCCTCTTGTCGCAATCATGCGTGTCACAACGCCCAAAGGAGGAAAGCGTTTTGGGTATGCGTGGATTAAAAAAGAAGAAGAGGCCATGGCAAGATGCCGCGGCGCCCTGCAAACAGGAGAAATCTTGACGGGCGTGTGGACGGCCGACTGGCGCAAAGACCCAAGTCAATACAAGCTGGTGATTGGTGATAGTAGTATTGATAAAGAAGGCCCCAACCTCGACATGGCCGCCACATTGCGTGAGCAGTTTTTGCGCAAGCCTTCAAAGAAAGAGCGCCGCACTTTGCGCAAGCAGATTGCCGCCGCTATTAACAAGGTGATACATCCTGCCAAGGAAAAGAAAGAATGGCATCCGTGGATTCCACAACCTGCTTCCTTAACTCCAAAGGAGAGTGCTTAGTATGAAGATTACTTGCGGCTGCGATCCAGAGCTGGCAATCATTAGTGGCTCGCGTTTTGTTCCATGCGTTGACGTGGTGCCGGGCACAAAGCAAGAGCCCTTTGCTGTTGAAGGTTCAAAAGTGGGACTTAAAATTCAAGAAGACGGTGTTGCTCTTGAGTTCAATATCGCCCCCGTTGAACCGAAGAAGTTCCGCAACGCCATGGCTACTGCCATGAAAGAGTTACAGCCAGTGGTGGGGAAATACTTCGGAGTCGGACATTCCTACTACGTGACAGACGGCGCCACCTTTGAGGCAGCCCAGCTGCAGCACCCAAAGGCCAACACCTTCGGCTGTGACCCCGATTACTTGGCATATGAGCGTGGGGCACGGCGCCTCCCTCCCGACCCCAAGAAGTTCGGCATGTCGCGCTTCTTTGGTGGGCACATCCACATTGGATATGAAAAGAAAGAGCCGGGCGAAGACGGCTTCATACCAGAATGGGCTCTCATCAAGGGCCTCGATTTGACGTACATGTTTGACGTCATGGATGGTGCCGATCCCCAGCCCCTGCGGCGCCAGTTTTATGGGCTAGCGGGCCTCTATCGTTCCAAGCCTTACGGTGTGGAATACCGCACGCCGTCGGCGTATTGGATGAACAACCTAGTGAGGGCAGAGCGCATCATCCTAGCAGCTCAGACGATTGTTAGCAGGCCGAACGAATTCCGCAGATTCCACCAAGAGGTGGACTGGGCAACGATTCAGCAGGCAGTTAACACGTCGCGCATTGCTGGAAACCAGTACGATAACATCTCGCAGCAGTGGCACGATTTTTGTGAACTACCAGAGGAAGTGTAATGCACCGATATGCAAAAGCAGATTTTTTAGGGTATTATACTGGGGCGTGGATACTGCATCCTCACACAGGGGACGTGGTGCAGGTGATTGGTAATGGCCAAGGCAGTTGCATCAACTTGTCAGACAAATCCTCTATTCCTTTGGAGGAGCTTGACTGGAAGCACGTCCAAACCCCCAAGCTCGGCTTTCGCTCTATCAACAATGGCGCGCATTTGTTTTACATCGAACGCCATGCTGGCCGTCGGCGCGAGAAGGGTGTGATTCCGCCTGCGATTGTTGTGTCCGTCCCTTCAGAAATTCTCGGTGTGTACGACGTGCTGGGTGTGCGGCAAGAGGTGTTGCACAATGCACAGCTAAACTCTCAGGTGGCTAAACAGATATTTGCTCCGTCATTCATGCGCCTTAGCGACGCCGTAAAGCGCCTGATTGATGAGCCATCGTCTGTTGGATTTGCCCTGTCCCACAACTGGGCCGTGTGTCTGGGCCAGCATAAGGAAGCTCCGTTCATTATCATGTTTAAGAACGAACGTGTAGCTTACAGCAAGGACGGTGTTAAGTGGGTGTGGGATAACAAAGATGCAGCCGCGCTTTTTAATGAGGAGCTTTCATGAATGATGTAATGTTCCCTGCTGTTGTTGGAGTGTATGGCACACTGCGCAAGGGCTACGGTAATCACCGTCTGCTTGAATCATCAGAGTTTTTGGGTAACGCCAAGTTGCGTGGCACGATGTACTCTCTTGGACCCTTTCCTGCCATCAGTGTGCACGGTAATACCGACCTACATTTGGAGTTGTATCAAGTGGATGCGCCAACACTGCGCAATCTGGACGGACTGGAAGGCCATCCCCACTTCTATCAGCGCCAGAAGGTGGAAACGTCTGGCGGCCCCGCGTGGGTGTACACTATGGACCACGATGATACGCTTTCTCTACACAAGGTTGTGACAAGCGGCGACTGGAGTAAGCAATGAGTGCATTAGGAAATGTGTTTGGTCACAAGGTGCATAAGGTGCCCGCGCAAGACACCTCTCTTGTCGATCCATTCTGCAAGGTGGGTATTGAAGTAGAGGTGGAGGCGTGCAACATTCCAGTGACGAAGAATTCTATTTCAGACTGGACCCCCCACAGAGACGATAGTCTGCGCAACAATGGAATGGAATTCACCACCAACGGTGGGATGGTTGGGAGCCAGATACGTGAGGCTATTAACACGTTCTGTGACTTCGCAATCAAAAACAACTTCGATGTTGGCTACCCCCGTGCCGGCATCCACCTTCATGTTGATATGACTGACATGAATGAGAATAACAACACAGAATTCTTGAACTGTGTCCTCTCTTACATTCTTTTTGAGAAGGCATTGTTTCGTTTCGCTGGTGAATGGCGCGAAGCCTGCGGCTTCTGCGACCCCATCTGTCTTAGCCAGCGAGATTTTGGCGGCATTTCACAGCTGCTTTACGGATGGGCTAAGAACAATTTACCCCGCGATCGGGCGTTCTCAAAGTATCAGGCAATCAACTTCATCCCTCTGTACACACAGGGGACCCTAGAGTTTCGGCATCTGCCGACGACGTTTGACAAGCAGCGCATCCTCGACTGGGTAAACATCTGCACCAGCTTTCGCAAGTTTGGCAAGGAAGTTAATGTCGATCCTGTCGACTATCTAAATGCCAATGGGCTGGGTGCTTTAGTTGATGTGGTTTTTACTACGGCGAGCAAGGCAATTTTGCCATACGTGCGGAAAGAAGATGTGATGTCAGCCATTGCAGATGCACGACACCTGCGCATTCTTCACAGCAAGAAGCCAGTCCCTGCCTATATGTGGAACGAGCCGGACAATCCGTTCTTGCTAAGCAAGCGCGGGCGTGTGGCTAAGCCGGCTAAGGTAAAGACGAAAGAGGCGGTGGCAGAACCAGCCCGTCCGCAAGGCATTCCCCTGAGAGGTGGGCGTGTAGGTGTAGACATATTTGAAGGCGACCCGGTGCAGCGGGCCATAGATGCTATGAGGAATGCACAGCGTGTAATGGTAAGACGCGACAACCAAGTTTTGTTGCAAGACCGAGCGCCAGAGCCTGAGATGCGCGAAGCGGTTGTGGACGAATTTCATGATGTGTTTGACGAAGACTACAACATTTAAGGAGAAAGCGTCATTTGCGGAATTCTTGGCATCATTAACGGCGACACTGGCTACAACCAAGGGCTTCAACAATACATGCTTCAGGGCTCCATCTGGGGCTTGGTGAGAGGCGACGACAGCACTGGCGTGTTTCAGGTGAATAAGGGATGGAACATTCGCCACCACAAGCTTGACGTGGATGGTTACCACTTTGCTCGCAACAAGCGGGCACAAGATTTCTTCAAGGATGCAGACACTAGCCTTGCCACCATCATGCACCATCGTGCTGCAACACATGGTACTGTCTCTCAAGAGAATGCTCATCCGTTTGAGCACTACACTGATGACGGTATGATTATCGGCGTGCACAACGGCACGTTGAATACATGGATGCGCAAAGAGGATAATGTCAGCTTCGAGGTTGACAGTGACTGGCTCTACTACAAGATTGCCAAACACGGCGCACTGGATGCTATGGCTAATCATCTGCATGGTGCCTACGCCCTTGTTTGGGCTAGCACTCCAGACAACCGCATTCATATCGCTGCTAATGGTGGCCGCCCCATTCACTGGGCATACGTTGATGGCAAGAACCAGATGCTGATTGCATCAGAAGCCCAGATGTTGTATGCTCTGGCTTCCCGCAATGGCTTGGCTATCGAGCGCCCAGTTTACCCAGAGAAGGGGCAAATCTATACGTTTGATCCGCGAGGAGATTTGCGACAGTATGCTGTGGAAGCTGTACCAGAACCCAAGCGCGCCGTTGCAACTGCCCACGCTCCACGGGAGCATCTTCGGCCTAGCGGGTCTTCGCGACTGGTAACTGACAACGCCAACCTTCTAGTGGAAGACCTCTATACCCCCACAGCTCTGAACAAGAGTGGGTTTAAGCACATGGAGAAGGTAGAATTCTTTTTCTCGCGGGCAGAGATTGCAAGAGAATCTGTTGGCACCACTAATCAACAGCGCTGGGACTTGCGTGGCGAACTAATCACTGAGGTCGATGATGAGGCTGCAATCATCAAGGACGCGGTGATTCGCAGCATGTCTCAAACAGTGATGGAAAATGTGCGTGATGCAGACCGCGTTCTGTGCAATGTCATCGGTATGCGAAACATCATCGACAAGAAGACGGGGATATGCCAGTCTGTAATCATCCTGTCTCCTCCTGACGTGTCTTTCTTTACAAATGAAGAGCGTGAGCGCAAGGAATCTAAAACAGAAGAGCCGCCAACGCTTGCAGATTTAGATGACTTAGATGACATTCCTTGGGCGGCCGGTGTTAAAGGGCCACGAGGTAAGCTTGTGACTGTCGGTGAATTTCTCAGCTTGGTAAAGGATGGGTGTAGCAACTGCACCTGCAACATTAGTTTGGCCGATGCTCCTCATCTAGGGTGGCACACGTCAGGCGCAGGCGCCTATCCGATTTGTGCAACATGCTGTCGTGATCCGGCTCTAATGGGTAATGTGTAATGTCTGAATTTTATTTTGAAGATAAGAAGTTTAGTATTGGAGGGTACGCGAAGCAGTGCTCAAGCAACTGCGGGCTTAATGATATTGCTTTCTTGAAGGTTGTAGGGCCCCTCACTTCAAAGGAGCATCTCACGGCGGTTGTAAATTCTGACGCGTTTATGAAGGCATTCATAGCGAAATTTGGAAATAGTAGTGTTATCCTTTCAGACAATTTGAATAACACAAGCAGTCTGGAGCGGCATCTCGATCTGTCGCCTTTACGTGGAAACGCCATAGTTAAGGAAACCGCCATTACCGCCTGTACGGGGGACATTATGGCGGCCATTGTGGCCGGGAAAAAATGGACATACATGTGCTCCCCTTTATTTGAGAACCCTGTACATCCGGGCTCCAGTTTGCTAATGGTGATGCTTCTTATCACCAACTCCAGATATCTGCACAGTACACATATTCTTAGGAACATGCCCATTACGCCGCCTACCCTCAGTTGGACCAAGCGTACTTTTGCAAATGCAATTAAACAAGTCAAGACGCGATTTAGTAGGCTTCGGGTGAATATCGATGATAGATTTAAGGAGCCAAGTAAAGTTGATAGCCCTGCAGTTGGGGCAGGGACAGCACAGCAAACTGAGATGCCCCTCGTGCAAGGGTGGTCTTAACCATGACCAGTCGTTGTCTATCAATGTATCTCCTGCCAAGATACAGTGGATTTGCTTTAGGGCAAAGTGCGGATTTAAAGGGAGCCTCGCCATGAATACAGGCGCTGTTTCTAACGTACCACGAAAAACCGTAGCCCATGAGAAGCTACTGGTTCCCTTTGAGGACATCCCCACAGGTGTGAGGGAGGTGTTGAAGGATAAGTATGAACTCACTAATGCTGACATCAATTGGGAGGGATTTAGATGGGTGCCCAGCGGTCGTGGCAGGCTCGCTATGCCCATCAAAGACCGCCTCTGTAGGTGCGTAGGGTATACGCTGCGGAGCCTCTCTGGCGAGACGCCAAAGGCCCTCACCTACCTAAGCGATAGCGCTGCCGCATGCATGTCCTTCCACTTCATGGGAGGGAACCGCCTGTATGTTTCACAGTCTAACCTAGCAACGGCACTGGTGGTTGTGGAAGATCAGTTGTCTGCTATAAAGACGGCTAGGTTTGCCAAGGTGGATTGCTGCGCACTGCTGTCTACGCAACTTTCCAATGGAAAGATTGATGAACTTGTGCGCTTCAAACCTAAGCGTTTGATATTTGCTTTGGACGAGGATGCTAAAGAAATTGGCGCTAAGTATGTGCGCCAGCTACAGGGCATCATTGACAACGTGTCTTTCATGCCCTTGAAGAAAGACTTGAAGGATACGCCTTCAGAAGAGATCGCTAGGATGTTTGCATGAGCATCGAAAAGAAAATTGTCGCAGCTGCCATCAAATCTAGGAGTGCATTCTCCAAGATTGCTGGTAGCTCTGACATCAAAGACGGGTATAGCCCGTACACCACACTGCTTCTGGGCATGTTCAACAAGTGGTATGAACGGGACATAAAGGCGGAGAAAGTTGATGTAGATATTATCGAACAGCAAATCCGAAACGATTTGCCAGACAAGAGCAGCAACGTCTATGTCAACTACCTGCGTGAATGCGCAGCAATGGATGTGTCGGCTGAGAATGTAGCCCATCTTGTGTTGGATGGGCGTAAGAAAGACGTAGGCAATCGCTTAGCTGAAGCGCTCCTGAACGGAGACGAGAAGGCTATCGAAGACCTGCGTGCTGAATACGACAACATCGCTGAGACAGCGGAGGAAGATGATGAAGAAGAATACCACAACGTATCCATTGCTTCTGTAATCGAAGAGCTATCAGATATTGGTGCTCGTATCAAGATGCTGCCCAAGGCACTGAATGACGCGCTACGCGGCAAGACTAGACGAGGCCACCACTTCCTCGTATATGCACGGCCAGAAACGGGTAAGACGGCCATCACCCTTACGATGGCCTATGGTCTAGCCTATCAGGGACTGTCCGTCATCATCTTCGGAAATGAAGAGCCTGTCGAGGACACCATCCTCAGAGCGCAATGCTGCTTCACGGGCATGACAGAGGAGCAAATCAAGACCAACCCAGAAGCTGCGCAGAAGCTGCTAGATGAGCGAGGATGGGCGAACTTGCGCTTTATTCCCATCAATCCGGGCAGTCCTCAATTCATCGACCGCATCCTGTCAAAGTATCGCCCCGACTGTTTCATCGTCGATCAGATACGCAACCTACATGTTAAGGCTGACACCCGTGTCAATCAGCTGGAAGCTGCGGCTACAGGCATGCGCAATCTGGCTAAGAAGCACAATGCTTTGGCTATCAGTGTGACACAGGCAGGAGACAGTGCTGACGAGAAGATATTCTTGGACATGGGAGACGTAGACTTCAGCAACACAGGCATTCCTGCTGCTGTAGATGTGATGATTGGTGTAGGCGTCACCAAGCAATACGAGAGCCAGAGCATCCGCGGTATTAGCCTGCCTAAGAATAAGGTGGGGGGATTGCATCAGCAATTCCTAGTGAAGATGCACCAATTCATTTCCAGAGTGGAGAACATGTGATGAAAATTGTGAAGTTTGAAGACGGGACATACGCTGTTCGTCGTGGCTGGCTTTTATACACCTATCTGGATAGCGACCTTTATAGAGATGCCATGTGGTGGCCTTTCTCTTACGTAAGATATGCAAAGCTGCCTTCGTACGCCGCCGCGCAAGAATTGATAACTAGATACAATAAACTTACCAAGAAAAGCGCCGATTACGGAACGCCCGTCAAACAGGGCTTGGAGATTGGGTAGAATATGGCTAAGACGTTTGTAACAGCCGACCTACACTTCGGACACCAAGGTGTATGCGAATTTCTCAAGGCCGACGGCACTAAGCTGCGGCCTTGGGACAATGCAGACGATATGAACAAGGCACTGATTGAAAATTGGAACGCTGTTGTACATGACCACGACATGGTATATGTGCTTGGTGATTTCGCTGTCAACAAGAAATACATTTGGCTTGCGAGGGAATTGAATGGACGTAAAATTCTCGTTAAGGGCAACCACGATACCGGCGCATTAGGCGAATATGCAGAGTATTTCGACGACGTTCGAGGATGTTCTCAGCATGGCAAGGCTATTCTCACGCACATCCCTGTCCATCCATCTCAGCTAAACCGATGGGCTGTTAACGTGCACGGGCATCTGCATGCTACCAGTGTCCTCGAAGAAATAGAAACTATGACAGGCATTGGCGTCATATCAGAATTTGTGAGGGACGAGCGTTACGTCTGTGTGTCCGTAGAACAGACCAACTTTCGTCCCATTCTATTAGACGAGGTGTTAAATGGAAAGCGTTGAGAAGATATTCAGAATCCCCAAACTTCTGTTGAAGAAGTGGACAGCGGCTTTGCGCAGTGGGGAATATCAGCAAGGAAAGCACACTATGTTTGATGCTAAGACAGATAGCTATTGTTGTTTGGGGGTTTTACAGCACGCACTTGATGGTGTTGTAGAAGCTAATATGGAAGTGCCCTCACCGAAATGGGGCGCTTCTAAAGGTATTACGGAACCTGTAAAGGGTAGCTGTTTCAATCCGTTTTTGTTTTGTGGTGGGAACTGGTGTAGTGCTGCATATTGCAATGATGAATTAAACCTATCTTTTCCAGAAATTGCGGACCTGCTAGAAAGGCACGCGGAGACCTACTAATGCTACTGTTCTGGTTATTCACCAAACATCTGATTGTAGATTTCTTTCTACAGCGCCCCTACCAATGGATGAACAAGGGAACTTATGGCCATCCCGGAGGTCTTGAGCATGCTGGCCTACACGCCGCAGCGACAGCCTTCATCGTAGCCCTGCTGGGCTTGGGCCTGCCCGCTGCGCTGGCAGTTGGGCTGCTGGATGGCGTTGTCCACTACCACATTGATTGGGCTAAGATGAACGTCAACAAGCACTACGGCTGGAAGGCCGAGAGCAGCGAGAAGTTTTGGTGGCTGCTTGGTGCGGATCAATACCTGCACACCCTCACCTATCTAGGAATAGCGAGTCTTGTATGAAGTACAACGTATTTACAGACCAATTTGGCAGGCTATACCTAGGAGAAGGCCCTGCGCATGGCTGGCACAGGATGAACGAAGATCGCCGATGTTTGGAGCAAATCAACGAAGATAAGACACTTAGCTTCTCACATGAAGGGGAGATTGAACTTTCTTGAGACAAGGCTGTCTAAGCCTGTTACAAATCTTTTTCTTTGTCTCTTTTTGTCTTTCGTTCTCCCCTAACGGGGGCTCCTTAAGTGGAGAAACTCTTCACAAAGCGTGAGGGGGAGGGGGGGTGTTGGTTTCTAGTTTTCTCTATTTCTTTTTGTTCCATATTCATAGGCTAAGAACATAAAAACAATAACAAGCTTTTACAAAGCCTTTGCTTTAACGCTGTTTGCTATTCTGTTCTACATGGACATATTCAAATGAGGAAGACAATTCAAATGAAGAGACTTACACTAAAAGAATGGAATGCTCTCGGCTATCGTGTCGGAAAGGGCGAGCGGTGTGTTGGGAAGAATAAAAACGGCGAGGCTTTGTTCCTTGAAAGCCAAGTGTATGACCCCCCATACGAAGGCGAGCCAGACGATAGCGATTTGTCGTTCGGGGAAACACAGGACATGGGATTTTGGGGATGAACAAAGTATATGTTCTACAGCACGGACTTGATTATGAGGGCAGCACTGTTGTTGGTGTCTTCGCCACCTACGAAGATGCTTCGGTAGCAGAAGTCCAACTAGAAGTGGGAAATGGAGAATATTCATTGATAGAAGAATTCGAAGTACAGGGGGCGCTATCGACAAATACTTAACAGGCACATACCTCGTCATCGACTTTGAAACGACCACACTTGAATTCGGAAGCCCTCTCAATCTCGCCAACCAACTTGTCCTAGCTGTCTGGTATGACAGCAGAGACAACAAATATCACAGCTGCTTCGGACAGGAATACGAGCAGCAGGAATTGCTCAAGGCTGTACAGGAAGTAGACTTCATCGTAGCACAGAACGCCAAGTTTGAGCTTGGCTGGCTAGACCGTATAGGCCTCGACCTACACGATGTTCTCGTGTGGGACACGATGTTAGCTGAGTGGGTCATCGCCGGAAATCGCCGGCTCTTAAAGGATTTGAATTCCATGCTCGTGCGCAGGGGCCTGCAGGGCAAGGAAGATGTAGTAGGTGGGATGATTAAGCTCGGCATCGATCCTGCCAACATTCCTCGCAGCATGTTACATGCGTATTGTTATGAGGATGTTCGGGGAACTTTAGAGCTATTCCGTTGTCAAAGAGAGGAGATTGTAGAGAGAGAACAGCTTCACCTAGTTTATGCTCGTTGCCTACTAACCCCTGTCCTAACGGACATTGAAAAACAAGGAATCCATCTTGACAAGCAAGCCGTCGAAGAAGAATACTACCAAGTCGTCAAGGAACACGAAGACACGAAACGTGAACTCGAAAGCATCGCGCCCATCAACTACAACTCGAAGCAACAAGTCGCGAGCCTCCTCTACGACACGCTCGGGTTTGAAGAAGTCAAAGACCGCCGCGGCAACCCAGTGCGTACAGCAGGCGGCGCCCGTTCTGCTTCCGCAGGCACTATCGCCCAGCTCCGTGCCGCTACGAAAGAACAACGCCACTTTATTTCAACGTATTCTAAACTGGCTAAACTGGCCACTAAGCTAAGTAAGACGCTTAAGTTTTTCAAGCATGTGTGCGACCAGCATAATGGTATTTTCCACGGAGCGTTCAATCAGGGAAGCACAGGCACACACAGACTTAGCAGTAGCGGAAGAAAGCTCATCGACGAGAATGGAGACGAGCTGACAGCACAGTTGCAGAACATGCCCCGCGAGTATAAGAGACTCGTCACTCCTCGGGAGAGCGGGTGGGTGATGTTAGAGGCAGACGGGAGTCAAATTGAATTCCGTGTCGCAGCTGACATGGGGCACGATGATGTGGCATACGAAGAAATTTGTAATGACGCAGACATCCACTCCGCAACAGCAGCAGTTTTTCTAGACGATGGAACGCACCCAGATTTTAAGGGACTTGATGCTAAGGCTGCGCGACAGCCAGCCAAACCTCAAACATTCAAGCCGTTGTACGGAGGCAGAGGTCAGCATCCAGCAGAAAAGAAATACTGCGAATTCTTCCAGAAGAAATACTCGGGCATCTATCAGACACAAACCAGTTGGACGTATGATGTTCTGAGAGACAAGGAGCTACGTACACCGTACGGGCTCATCTTCTATTGGCCCGACACGACGGTGACGAAGAGCGGCTTCATCACTAACACCACCTCCATCTTCAACTATCCCATTCAGGGATTTGCTACAGGAGAAATCATCCCCATCGTTCTCGTAAGTTTGTGGCGCAAGCTTAAGGATTGGCCTGTGCGTATCATCCTTACAGTGCATGACTCTATCATCATGGAAGTGAGAGAAGACGCAGACATGGACAGGCTCAAGGAGATTATTGCACACGCATTCACAACAGACGTGTACAACTTTCTTGAAGAAGTGTATGGCTACGAATTCACTGTCCCGCTAGGAGCGGAGATTAAGTGGGGGGATAAGTGGGGTAGTGGTAAGGGATATAAAGTGAAGGCATTTCCAGATGAAAGGGAGACACTAGTTTGGCAGACATAACCTACTTCGGAGGAGAGTATAGATGGCTGTCCAACTTCGCTCCATCCGTAGTGCAATTAGACGGTGTTAAATATCCGACTATTGAGCACGCATATCAGGCAGCGAAGACGTTGGACAAAGAAGAACGCCTGCGTGTGCAGGCGGAGGTGAGTCCTAATGGAGCCAAGGCTCAGGGATATAGGCTAACGCTTCGTAAAGATTGGGAGCAAGTTAAGCTGTCTGTGATGTGCGATTTGCTACTGCAGAAATTTCACATAGATGAATATGCTCAAAAGCTTATGGCTACTGGTGACGTCCTATTGATTGAAGGCAACACTTGGCACGACACCTATTGGGGCGTGTGTGAAGGTAAGGGTTTCAATCATTTAGGGCAACTATTGATGATGATTAGAGAACATCTACGAGAGGAATACTATTGATGCAGGTTAAAGGGTTTATTGAAAATTGTCCGGCACCTATTCAGACCAAGTACAAGTGGCCGAATGGCGAACCGAAGTTTATGTATTCGATGTATGTAGACGGTACACGTTACAGCACCAAGGGCAAAGACTTCTCCAAGCTGGAAGGTAAGTATGTGGAATTCGAGGCGACGCAGAATGGTGAATATTGGAATGCCGATCCTGCTACCGTCAAAGAAGTGGCTGCTCCCGACAACACCAAACAGTCCCGGTCGAGTGGTCAGCTTCCAGCAGGGCCTGATCGTCAAGATAGTATTATCTACCAGAGTAGCCGTAAGGACGCTATCGAAATGGTTAACGCGCTTCTAGCCAAGGACATGATTGATTTCGGCAAAGCCAAGGGCGCACAAAAGATTGAGATGTACGAAGTGTATGTCGACCATTACACTACGCGCTTGTTCGACGACGCCAAGCGCCTTGCGCCTCCTGCGCACAAGAGCCCTGTTGTGGCAACCGCTCCTGAAGAAGCGCAGGCACTGGCCAAGCCGGCACGTAAGGCGCCTGTTATGCCAGAGCATGACGACTTTGAAGACGCTGATATTCCTTAAGGAGAATTTGTGGCAAGCAAGTATGAAGCGTTGATGGATAAGTGGGCACGCCAATGGCTTACTGAACAAAGCCAAGACTGGAGAAAAAGCGAAAAGGTTAAGATTGATAGGGCACTTGCTAGCCCAAAGCCTATTCGAGTAGAGGCCACTACCATCGTCGAGGGATTTTGCGACACATGCTATACGGAATATCCGGGCATTGAATTTGTGCAGATGGGCGGGGGTATGGTTTATGAAACATCTGCACTCACCATCCCCGATGTTATCAACGCTCTGCTAGAATTGCAAGAAAAGGAATTGTCTGTTTAATCTGAGGGGAGCGCAAGCTCCCTTCTCTTTCTGAGGACCTAAAGTGAACAAAGAACAGAAGAAGTATTTGAAGGAGAAGTTGGCCAATATTGTACGAGCCAACGTAGCGGCTCATCATAACACCAAACCAGTCTCTCCAGACAAAGCCGTCAAAATCCAGCAGGTATTGGAGAAAGCTGGATTTGTAGCAGCGTCTAACATATGGGGCAATAATTCGTGGAACAGTATTGCTTCTCATGTACGTTCTAAAGAAGAAGTGGCTTTCCAAGCGAAGCACGATGCTTACGCCAGAGCACAGTATGATATTCTCATTACCGCTACAGATGCTATTGAGCTAGGCGATAGTGAAGATGCCCTAGCTGTGCTGCAGAAATTTACGGACATGCTTAATTCCTAAGGAATGTAATGACAGAGAACAATAAGAGCCTATTTACATACGGCCGTTTTGATGTTTGTATTGTTGACGATCACATGGAGGATGGTGTAGCTGTTAAGGGCTACGGCATTATCAACAGGGACACGGGGGTGACGGAATCATCTACGACGTTGCTGTTCCATGCTATTCAAACATGTCGCAATTGTGAAGACTTCCTCAAGGAAGTGGAGAACAAAGAGCTAGCTAATTGGGACGGCGCAGAACTAGCGCGTCCAAACTAAAGGAATGTTCATGGAAGAACAGCAAACGACACGAAGTGTTGCAACACCGTGGTCATCTGTGGGCTACCTAACATTCAAGAGGACATATGCAAGACGACTCAAAGAATCCGACCCTGACAGTCCGACTGAAGAGTGGGCAGACACTATTTATCGAGTTGTCACCGCGGCTAATGACCAGCTTGGATGTGGCCTTACAGTATCAGAACAAGAACGGCTCGCAGATCATTTGGCGCAGCTTAGGGGGGCCGTTGCAGGGAGATTCCTCTGGCAACTCGGGACATCTACTGTTGACCGACTTGGATTAGCCAGCCTCCAAAACTGCGCATGCGTCTGTGTAGACGAGCCCATCCGTCCATTCACATGGACGATGGACATGCTAATGCTAGGTTGTGGTGTGGGCTTTAACATTCAGAGAGAGTATGTCTACAAACTACCAAAGGTTTCGGAATCGTTTTCCCGACCTGTACGTCTCGACTCGGCTTCTGCGGACTTCATTGTCCCGGATAGTAGGGAGGGCTGGGTTAAACTGCTGGAGTACACCCTTCGCGCAGCTTTCGACAAAGGAGCAAAAACGAGTTTTACGTACTCTACGCAACTTGTCCGAGGGGCAGGCGCTCCTATTAGAGGATTTGGAGGAACAGCTAGCGGACCTGAAATCTTGTGTGAAGGAATTGGAAACATTTCTGCAATTCTTGCAGGACGCAAAGGAAAACAGCTCCGTCCCATCGACTGTCTAGACATTATGAACATCATCGGTGCTATTGTCGTAGCTGGTAATGTGCGACGCAGTGCTGAGATAGCAATAGGAGACGCAGATGATTTTCAATATCTCCGAAGCAAGCGATGGGATTTGGGTGGAATTCCAAACTGGCGAAGCAACAGCAACAACTCAGTGGTCTGTAACGACTTTGGATTACTTCCCGACGAAATCTGGAAGGGTTATACTGGTAACGGTGAACCTTTCGGACTCATCAATCTCAAGCTGGCCCGAGCAATCGGCAGAACAGGCGAGCGTCAGTACGCTGATAAAGAAGTTATTGGATTCAATCCGTGCGCCGAACAATCGCTTGCTAATTACGAAACTTGCTGCCTTGCTGAAATCTTCCTTCCCAACATCCGAAGTGAAGACGACCTTCTGGATGTAGCCACACTACTGTACCGCGTATGCAAGCACAGCTTAAACCTGCCGTGCCACAACAAGGAAACGGAAGCAATTGTCCATGCCAACCAGCGAATGGGTATTGGAATTACAGGCTATCTTCAAGCAACCGAAGAGCAGAGGAGCTGGCTTGCAGGAGTTTATGTACGGCTTAGAGAATTCGACGCTAGTTATTCGAGGGAACGAGGCTGGCCTGCGAGCATTAAGCTCACTACTGTTAAACCGTCAGGAACCCTCAGCCTTCTGCCCGGTGTTACACCCGGCTGTCATCCTGCGTATGCCAGGTTCATGCTTAGACGGATTAGACTGTCTGCTGATAGTCCCCTCGTGCAGGTTATCAAAGACCACGGATTCAGAATTGAACCTGTGCGTGCTTTCGATGGATCAGTCGACCGTACAACTTTGGTTGCCGAGTTCCCATTCTCCTATCCCGAACATACGACGTTGGCTAGAGACATGTCGGCGCTCGACCAGCTCGAAGTTGTTCGACGACTTCAGGCCGAATGGAGTGACAACGCAGTAAGCTGTACGGTGTATTACAAGAAGGAAGAGCTGCCAGCTATCAAGGAGTATCTAAGCAAATACTACAACAAGCACTTCAAGAGCCTATCGTTCCTACTTCACTCTGAACACGGCTTTGACCAAGCTCCGTTGGAAGAAATCTCGGAAGAGGAATACAACAAGCTTGTAAAGAAGACGAAAATTATTACACGCGTAGATGATGCAAACTTCGATAGTGACGATGAATGCGCTAGCGGCGTTTGCCCAATTAAATGACAGGAGAATTTATGAAACTTGCTCTAGCTTTAATGCTTGCCCTTGGCTCCGGTACGGCTCTTGCTGCCAAGCAAACTCACATTGTTGACGAACGCGTTTATTGTGGTACGCTGGAAGTTGCTCCGCCCTTTGTCGGTATGCGTGACGCGTCTCCGGGGTCTTGCGGTGTAGTGCCCCCCGACCCAGCTGGTCGGCAGCTCACTGCCACTATCAAATATCCCAATGTTCCGGGTAGCGGCGTTCGTACAATTGACATCACCAGGTGGGACAATCTGTTTGGCCATCGTGATAGCATAGATGGTATTACGCCGTGGCCGGGGGCTAACGGCTCTTCGCCGGCCGTTGTGCAATTCACTGGCCCCGGCTATGTGGCCTTGGATGCTATGCCAAATGTCAAGGCGCAGGTGATGGTGAACATCTCAAGCTATAACGGAGCTGTTCTAGATGGTGCATGGTCTACGCAGGTGGGAGATTTTAGTGGTAATGTGAAGGGCAATGTAGCAGGCGCTTGCACAGCAACGCGCGGGCCGGGCGAATCCTTTCCAAAACTCTCCACTGATCCCACTAAGCCGGGCTGTTACATTGCTCTAGGTCAGCATGTTGTGTTTAATGTGCGCCTACATGTTCCACAGCCGGCACCCAAAACTGTGCAGTTTAACATGACCTCAGTGGTGTACTAATGGCGGATACTCCCGGCGAAATAAGCATCATACTCTCTATCCGCAATCCGGGCAAGCGCCGTGCAATTAAAGTAGCAGCTGCATTCTTTATAGAAGATCGCATAAATGTGCGAGAAGGGCTTGGTGATAAGGTATTGGAAGACGCACTACTTACATTGCAAGATAAACTAGACTGGGCTTTGAAGAACGACAGCTTCAGGAAGAAGAATGAAGGCTGAGTATATCACTCACTATGGCTCCGACCTCAGCGCCGTTAACGCGGCGCGAGTGTCCATGGATAAAGAGAGCGAATGGAAAATCGTCGAATGTTCCCTCGCGACGCAAGATAGTGACACGTGGTTTGAGAAGCATCTAGATGCTAAAGACGAAAAGCTCATTGGCTTCTTAGCCAAGAACAAACATTTCTCATGCTTCGAGCATCAGGGCGCGACGCTACGTTTGAAGGTGCCGCTATTCGTTCGCAGTCAGATTCATCGCCATCGTACGTTTAGCTACAATGAAATCAGTAGGCGCTACGTCAAGGACAATCTGGAATTCTATTGGCCAGACAAATGGCGCAAGGCTGCTGAGAATGTTAAGCAGGGCAGTAGTGATGATGCTGCAGAATACATGTATTCTGGTGGCAACGAAATGTGGGATAATGTAGACGAATACATTAGGGACGAAGTGTTATCGCAAGTTTTGATAATGTACAAGAGTATGGTCGATAATGGTGTCTGTGCTGAGCAGGCAAGGATGATATTGCCGCAGAATCTGTACACGAGCTTTTACATGACAGGCAATCTACGCAACTGGGCCCATTTCCTAAAGCTCCGTCTTGATCCACATGCGCAGAAGGAGGTAAGAGACATTGCTAAAATGTGTGCAGCAATTATTGAGCCGCTGTTTCCAGTCAGCTACAAAGCCCTTATCTCCGCAACTGAGTAGTAATAGTAGAAGATATATTTACGATTGTTATTACTATGACGAGAACTACGTAATGCACTTAGACATGCAAAGATATCTTGCCTCAGATAGGTTCAAGGCGTGGTGTGAACAATGTGAGAGGCTAGATAAGTGACCGGTTTAGATTTATCATACGCTAAAAGCCAAGCTCTTGTTATTAGGAGAATAGCCGATAGGCTTAAAGCAGCTAGTATAGAAATACAGCTAGGCGGTGGCGTAGATTGGGCAGACCATCTTCAGACAGAAGTTGGCTATCTAATGGACGCCTTAGCAATGACTAAGGAGGAGCGGTGAAGCAATTTCTTCAAGGAGCCCTACTATCAGCATTAACACTTCTGTCTGTGTTTGGATTCTATCGGCTTGGTTATTCTGACGGAGAGAACAACGTAGTGAGCGCATGTTCCTACTATCAGAAGTATGCCCTAGATGGTACGCAGGTGCTGCTCTGCTCAGCAATTATAACGCCACAGGAACTAATGCCGGCAGTGGCGGATACAAACGCGAAGTTTTACAGCAAAGAGAACAAAGACCTACACAAGAAGGATAGGAAGTGATGGGAATGAAATACTCCTCAGGTGCTGCTGCTAAGGCCTGCGAATTCGCTGACTACACCAACGAGCAAATCATGAAGCTGATTGATAGTGTGCAGGCTAACAGCCTTGAACGCACCGATTTGATTTACATTATTCGGGAACTTGCGTTTCGCAACACTGTCTTAGAAAAGAGCGTAGCGAGGTTTTGATGTTAGCTTTCCACGAGTGGAAACAGATGATGATAAAAAAGCATGCGCCTACGCTCTATCCAAAGCTTTGGTATTACCAGCATTACGGCATTTATGTGAAGTGCTACAGGATGGCTAATGAGAATAGCGCTGATTGATGCAGATAGCCCCGTCTATGCTGCGGGATTTGCTGTACAGAAATCCAAGTGGAAGCTAGAGACAGACCCTACGGCAGTGTTCAACACCAAAGCAGACGCCTTGTGGTACTGCTCTGAGTATGGACTCGATCCAAAATGTTTGTATACAGAGATTGAGGTAGAGCCAGTAGAGAACGCATTGCACATTATCAACACAATGCTATTGAAGATTGTGGATAGTGTTAAGGCCGACAAGCACGAAGTATATCTATCTGGAGTGGACAACTTCCGCAAAGATGTTGCCACCATCGTCGGCTACAAAGCTAATAGAGTACAACCAAAGCCTGTGCATTATGATGCTATTCGCCAATACATCATGAACAAATGGAAGGGGATTGTTGTTGATGGGCAGGAAGCCGATGACGAAATAGGCATCAGAGCCACAGAGATTCAGCAGGCTGGCGATGATAGTATTATCGTGTCCATTGACAAGGACCTGCTCACTATCCCATCAATCCACTACAACTGGAAGAAGGAAGAATGGCAGACAGTTGATGATGAGCAGGCAGAGCTTAACTACTACATACAATGCTTGACGGGAGACAGGACAGATAACATTCCCGGCATTGATGGTGTAGGTCCCATTACAGCAGCTAAGCTACTGGAAGGTGCTAGGGATATGGATAAGGCTGTTAGGCGCGCATGGAAAGAGGCCTACCCAAGTGGGTATATTGCAGAAGACGGTAGTGTTATATCCACTGATAATGTTGTAGACGAAGTTAAGAAACTGCTCTGGATTAGGAGAAGCAGGAATGAAACTTAAATGGATCGGTAAGAGTATTATGTTGGGCTTTGCTGGATTTGGCGTGCTTGTTATTGGTGCGGCCCTATGGCCCAAGCCGCATGTGTACCATCCACAGGTGATTGAGTGCAAGGGGCTGAATAGCGCGGTGAAGCTGCACACAGAGGACCTCGTGCAAACAGAGCCACATGGTTATAGTTCAGTAGCTAGGAATGGAGTGCGATATTATTTTCAACCTAGCTTAGATATGATGTGCCACACTTACGACGAGGCGCCTGACATCTGATGGCTAAACGGGCCAACGTGGAGCGGCCATTCGCCTCAGGGACAATGACAAAGGCGGGGTTTTTTAGTTTTATTCGGGCGGCGTTGCGCCAGAAAAGCAGGCGATGGAAGCCAATATACGATTGTCTGAATGCAGCCAAGCGCCCCAGCAAGGACAAGAAGAACAAGCGTCTGAAATGGCAATACCAATGTGCCAAGTGCAAGAAGTGGAAAGCGAATAGTGAGGTAACAGTAGATCACATCAAACCTTGCGGTAGTTTGAATACATTGGAAGACTTGCCTAATTTTGTCAAGACGTTGTTCTGTGAACTAGACAACCTACAAGTTTTATGTAAGCCCTGCCATGATGGTAAGACACGAGAGGATAGAAAGAAAGTTGAAAACTAAATGTATCTACGTAAGAGTGCAAACCGGCACTGATAGGTATGAAGATTTCACCACTACCAAAGAGACCGACGGAAAGTATGTTTTGGATCAACGCTTTGGAGGAAGTCTTGGTGTATCGTACTGGGCAGAGGGCGGCCTGAGAAGTGAGACTGTATATGCCCACGGGCAGTGGGTGCGCGCTGAAGCGAGGTATTGCTCAATTGACTAACGAAGAATATCAGAAGCGCACTAAAGACTTTGCCATCTACTCCACCGAAGAGGGGGATGCGATGGTGTATCTTATCCTCGGGCTAGCCAGCGAGGCCGGCGAGGTAGCGGGCAAGTTAGCTAAGCTTGTACGGGGGGACTATGCTGGTACAGACATGACGGCTTGGCAGGAAGGCGTGGATAAAGAAATGGGCGATTGCCTATGGATGATTAGCCAGTATTGCAATGAAACCGGCACCTCTATTGGCGCATTGATGGAGATGAACATTGGGAAGTTGGAGAATAGAAAGTCTAGGGGACGTCTTCAGGGTGAGGGTGATGCCCGATAATATGGACTCGCTAAATCGGCAAGTGGGAGGTACACATTATAAGCAGATGAAGATACAGCCCATTGAATTTATTCAGGCCAACAATCTGGGCTTTGAAGAAGGCAATGCTATCAAGTACATATGCCGTCATAGAAATAAGGGCGGTATTGAAGACTTGGAAAAGGCTATTCATTACATTCAAATGCTAATTGATAAGGAGAAGGCTGATGCCCTTGGGCAAGCAACTACCACGTTCGCGGCGCGAGCTCTTGGAGCAGCACCGGCTTGTGGAGGCCCTCCTCTATGAGGAGCAATCGTATAACAACGATTGCGACAGAGAATATAGCGAAGAGGAGCTAGAGCTAGAAGAGTGGGCAGACATATTGGACCAACAAATCAATAACAATAAGGACTAATCTATCAACATCTTAATGCTCGATATTGAAAACTCGTACTTGCTTGGGGGCGTATGGGGAATGTGGAACCAAACGCTCAGCCTAGATCAGCTTCTAGATCATGGGAAGGTATTGTGCTGGAGTGCTAAGTGGTATGGTAAGAAGGATATGTTATTCGCGCGTTATGACGATAACCACTTCCTACCCTCTATCCATGCACTGCTAGACGAAGCCGATGCCGTTGTTAGCTACAACGGAAAGCGCCATGACATTCCTCTCTTGAACAGAGAGTTTCTGAAAGAAGGCATGTCTCCTCCGAGTCCATACAAACAGATTGACTTGCTAGAGACGGCAAAGCGCGCATTCAAGTTTCCCTCTAACAAGCTTCAGCATGTATCTGATGAACTTGGAATTGGACAGAAGCTTGAACACGAAGGCTTTCAGATGTGGGTGGATTGTCTTCAGGGAAATGAGAAGGCATGGGCCCAGATGAAGAAGTATAACATGCAAGACGTCAAGCTTCTAGAGAAGCTTTACGAGAAGCTCAAGCCTTGGATTGCCAACCACCCCAATCACAATCTGTATGGCAATAAGGGTGTGTGTCCGACGTGTGGCAGCAAGCACATCCAGCAGCGCGGCTATTACAAAACCCAAACAGGAATCTATAAGAGGATTGCATGTCTCGATTGTGGAACTTGGTCAAGAACTCGCTACACAGAAGTGGAAAAGAGCGAAGCGAAGAATGTTCTAACGTCTGTAGCGCTGATGTAACTGATGCTGAAATGGCCGAAGTACAGGCCAAGGTTAGAGCAATCCCACTACATGAGTGGCGCATACAGACGCCATATTATTTTAAGCACGATAGTGGCGTAGCTTTATATGCATCCGGCGATGTTGGTATGTGTGGCTATATAATTTGTACAGGACTGGATGATCTTTTTAATACTCTATATGCTAGGATGAAATCTGAAAGTCAGCTTAGAGAACAGCAGAGACTCCGCGATGCTAGAAGGAAATTTCTAAACTCATAATGGACCTGCAAACCCTCGGAATGACGAAGCCTATTCCTGAAGATGCCCAAAGCGAAGAAGTGAAATACGACAAGAAGTTTGTGCAGCGTTGGGCTGACATATGCGTAGAGAAGCACAAGGCCTACGGCTGGGAGGTAGCCAATAGCTTTGCTAAGGAGATGTTCAGTAGTGCGCTCCTTCGCCTAATTAACGCGGAAATCAACAGTAGGAAAAAGAAGTGATTGAACGAGAAGACGTAAAGGCCGCATTTAATCTAATTGAAGAATGCTACCAACAGCTTGGTATTGAAGACGGGTCCATAATTGTCATGGACAAATTAGTTCAGACAATGGAAATCCTTCAGGAAATGAGTGAAGAGAGTGTCGATGTCGAAGACGACGAAGACGCGTAAAGCTTCCCCAATCCCCACGGATTGGATAGAAAAAACGCCCGAGGGAAATGCTCCACCGGGCGTGCTTCTTGTTATTATGAGCGTGTCCACAGAGGAGGACACGCCGGCTATTGATGTAGGCTACTACTCAGAAAAGCTGCAGGCCTATATGACACTTGATGCTGTTGGTATTGAGGAGCATGCTAGTGTTGCCTACTACCACATTTTGCATACCCCGGAGGGCAAGCCGTTCTACTTGTGAGCAGAATTAAATTCGTCGATACAGTCCACTAGTCCTTTGTGCTTATTGCTCAGGATTAGGTAGTCAATGACAATGCCCATCGAGTATGCTTTATAGTTTTCGTCAGCGCCAATATGCGCGAGTTTTGGCGATGGCTCTAAGTATGCCGGTGGGCATGTTATTTGCACGCTCTCACTTTTGTAAACGATCGAGGGCCTCATTAAATCGCACCCGCTCATCGTCGCTAAGAACACACTTGCTATCAATGCTTTGAATAAGGACATCTTTCTCATGGGCCATATCACTAGTTTGTTTAGCCGCTTGATCGGCTTTCTTCACTGCTGCTTGTTTTTCGCTCTCTTGCTTTGTTTTCTGCCCCTGCTCGTACTTGGTTTCAGCTTCGTGCTGCTGCTCAGTGCAATGAGCGACACCCGCATTGTATTGCGCGTGCCTGTCAAAAAGCCACGCAGTAACAACAAAAGCAGCTAACGCTACATATATATATAGCTTGAATTGTAAAACATACGTCTTGATTATTTCTAGCATAAATCACCAGTACTTGAACCCGCTAGGTGGAGTGTCGTAAATGAACATCAGGGGTGTTCCTCCGACCACTGCTGGCGGAGGGTGCGCCGATGCGCTAAGTCACACTCCCCAAGGCGCCCCACCCGTCGGGATCGTGGTAACAATGTCTGTCGCCGAGAACCGCCCGGTCATCTGATGCGGAGGCGGACTGACGCTGTACAGCGAGATCATCGGGAACACGATTCCGGAAATCCCGCTGAACGCCTCGCCCGTGTTCGAGTTCGGATCGCCGCTGTTCTGCCACGTACCGTTTTTCGCAAACCACAGTTTCCCGGCACGCAGGAAAACGGCGATCCGGTCGCCGGTCGCGTAGGCCGTTCCGTAGCTCGCCAGCGAATTGCTGTGGTAGGACTGGCCGGTTTGCTGGTAGTACGCCCAGCCCTCGGAGTCTTGGCCGCACGCATTCGCGGAAACAGGAGCGGCGGATGTGGCGACGCCGATGGTACAGAAGGGAGACGTTGTGGCTTCGTCAATGTAGATTTCAAACATCCGTCCGCCCGGACTGCTGGAATCAATGCCGAGCGTTGCCTTCACCGACTCGAAGAAACTGGAGATGCCGGTGCGTGTGGCGGTCAGGTTGCCATTGGATAGCGTGATGCCGGCTGCGACGTTTGTCGTGCTCCACGTCGTCTTCCGGTGATTGGCGGCGGCCCTCGCCAAAAGAAGCAGACTCACCAGATTCTCCACACATCGGTGTCGGTCTGCTCAAGCCCGCGCGCATCGTAGATGGCCGTCGTCGTCGATCCGTTGGCCGCGCGCAGGGTCACACCCGATCCGCCGACGATGGAGACGGTGCCGGTCGATCCCTGCGAGATCAGTATCACTGCTCCGATGGGGAATGCGACCGAGCTATTCGGCGGGACAGTCAGCGTGA